AAAGGCAAGAAAGGTGAGAACAAAGGCTTCCAGGACGACAAGTACAAGGACTGGGCATCAGAGAGAATATATGATGACATCTACAAGCAGGCCAAGAAGAACGGCAAGAAGATGTTGGAAAAACTAGGCGAGCTGATGGACGATCACCAGGAGTGGGGCAAAGGTGATGGTGCAGGCAAGGATGGCAAGGATGGCAAGAAGGGTGGCAAAGGTAAACCTGTGTACACCAAAGAAGAACTTAAGAAGATCAGAGACGAAGTGAAAGAAGCAATGGTGAGTGCGGCACAGAGCACAGGTGCAAGTAATCTTCCAGGTGCTTTACAAAGGCTTGTGAAGGATCTTACAGAGCCTAAGATGGACTGGAGAGAGATACTACAACAACAGATAATGAGCACGTTGAAGTCAGACTACACTTGGATGAGACCCAGCAGGAAATCATGGCACACATCTGCCATACTGCCAGGACAGAACAATGATGAGATGATTGACATATGTTTGGCTCTTGATGCTTCTGGTTCAATAAGCAACGAACAGTGTAAAGAGTTCTTAACAGAAGTAAAAAACATAATGGATCAATACAAGGATTTTAGAATACATCTTTGGAGTTTTGACACTGCGGTGTTCAATCCAAAAGTGTTCACACCAGACAACGCAGATGAACTGTTAGACTACCAACTGGGTTCAGGTGGTGGTACAGAATTCGAATGTAATTGGGACTACATGAAGGAAGAGGGCATAGAGCCCAAGAAGTTCGTGATGTTCACAGATGGTTGGCCTTTTGAAACTTGGGGTGACGAACACTACTGTGACACAATATTCTTGATTAACAATCCATACGAGAGAGACATAGAGGCTCCCTTCGGACTAACGGTACAGTACAATGATTAGGTTGCTCTGGGAAACTTTCAAAGACTGGTTCTTCAATGAGGTATCAATATCCATAATGAGTTTTGGATTACTACTAATAGCACTGTGGAGTTACCTGTCATGATCAGTGCAGTAATAAAAGCGTCATTAGTTATGGCCTTGATTTTAATAATTTTAAATTGGATGTTGTAATGATGATGTTTCCAAACACGAATCCATACACGGGCAAACTTGAGAAGGTGAAGAACCTACGCAACTGGATGATAGATGCCGCAACGATCCTGTTTGACGACAGCAAGAATGATCTGAGGGCATTGCCAAAGACAGTGAGACTTCAATTACTCGTGACTTTGAGTTTCCTTTGGAGCACTGCATTTACAATCTATTTCTGGGGCATAAGAACCGACATATGGTTGAGTTGGTTCCTAGGACACATAGCAATAATATTCGTGGCCTACTACACATTCAAACAGTTCCACGGTAAAGCACACACAATGAAAGCAGACAAGACAGAGCCTCCAATGTACGATGATGTGTGGGGAGCCTAATGAAAGTAAATCCAAACAACTTCTTCAAAAGAGAACTTGACATATTACCACCACACTTTGTTAACACCGTCGTAAAGGCACATGAGTCCGACGTGGAAAAAATGCGTAAATGGATATATGAAAACTGCACAGGCAGATATTCAATTACCAAAGATGTAATTTACCAAGGCGACACTTCGAGATCGATCACTGTACTTGGTTTTGAGAATCCGGGAGACCTTACCTTGTTCGCATTGAGTGGTATTGCCCAAATTAATCAAAACTAACCGTTGCACTCCATAACTAATTTTAGTATAATATACGTATATTAATACCAATTGCAATTAGGAGAAAAAACAAATGGCAAATGAAGAAACAAAAAAAACGGAAACTGTTGAAGCACCAGCGACGGCGACGGCCCAGGCTACTGCTCCAGCACAACCACAACCAGACCCAATGGCATTATCGATTGGAGACTTGAAAGGTCTATCATCAGTGATTGATGTGGCATCTACAAGAGGTGCTTTCAAAGCCAACGAATTGGCTGGCGTAGGAATACTCTATAACAAACTACAGGCGTTCTTGGCCAAAATGGCACCAGAACAACAGCCTGCAGGCACAGTAGGAGCAGGAGCACCAACAACGGTGGCACCAGCGACTGCGGAAGGAAAATAATGGCAACACTAATGAACGTGAACGACCAGGCTATGCCAATGGGTGCAGACTCAGGAGCAGGTGAAGGTCAGACAGGTCCAAAGAGACACTTCAAACACATTGGAGAACTTGTGGACGGTAAAGCGAAAGTTGTGATAATGTACAGAACAGTACCAGACGAACCAAACAACTGTCTGGTGGTCGGAACCAAGTTTTTACCTGACTTGTATCACAATGCATTAATGAAGGCTGTGGAATCAGAAGGTGGACAATCTGCTGATGAGTTCGCGGACTTCGCCAGCAGACAGACGTTCCCAGATGGGACCAACATGTTGGCCATGATGCACAACGATAACTACATCAAGAAGTTCAAGACCAACGAGATAATGGTCACTTTTGGCAATACAGACGACGGCAGGATCTTGTTAAACAAATTGAACGAGATGATTGCTAAGGAAAAAGGCACTTCTGTAAAAGAAATGGCCGCTGATCCTGATGCACCAGCACCAGCAAAGAAGACTACAAAGAAAGCGGATGCCAAAAAGACAACCGCCAAAGAATAAGACATGGGTACAACTGACGCAAGATTTCGTCAAGGAATGGCCGGAAGTTCTAGAAGGATTACAGTTTCAGAACATGCCGGTCAAGTACCTGTTATACATAGACATCATACTTAAAAATAACATCACCATACACTACAACATCGCCAAAGAACTGCAAACCAAGAAACAGGAAACGATCGCTAGGTTCCTAAGGAAGACAATTGAACAGAACTACCTCAAGATAAAAAGTGTGGACATGAAATTCGATATTCCTACACTAAAGAAGGACATGGAGTCACGAACTTCGTTGGTGATGTCTAAGACTTTTAAAGATAATGTTTGATAAAAAATTTCTCATAATAACTGCACACCCAGATGATCTAGAAATGGGCTGTGGTGGTCTTGTTGCTAAAATAAACAAGAACGGCGGTTCTGTCACCAATCTAATACTAGTAAAACCGTCAGTAGAACACAATGTTAACAGAGACGAACAAATAGTACGGAACGAATTAGAAAAAAGCAAGAGTGTGTTAAATTTTGAAACTGCAATATACGACACGCCGTTATATGATAATGGTAGGCCGAATCTAACACTGACAAATAATTTAATATCATATGCTGAATCTTGCATCAACGAACACGAAATATTAATATCGCATTGGAGGGAAGACCACCACCAAGACCATAGGGTGTGCTATGATGTGGCAAGAAGTATATCAAGGAAACACTTCAAACAATTTTGGTGCATGGACGAACCACCATACAATTTACACTACAAAAATTTTGATTGTAATCACTATGTGGATATCACAGACTGTGTAGATCAAAAAAGGCAAGCTCTAGAATCATATAGTACATACTTTAATAACTTTTCAATTGATACCATTATCGATTACAACAAATACAGGGGGAGTTTTTTAGGTGAAAACAAAGTTGCAGAAACATTTCATCTAATGTATAATAAGATATGAAAATTTTAGTATTAGGAGGCTACGGATTCATAGGTAGTCATATTTGTCAGCAATTAAAAGCAGAAGGTCACACAATAGGAATAGTAGACTGTTATCATCAATACTACACATTTCCTGATTGGGAATACCATCCTGTGTTAAATCAGAGGAAATCAATAACTGGAACTGACAATGAATACATCGGACAGATCGAGAACCTACAATTCATGGAGCAGACGTTTGAGGATTTCAAACCGGACAGAGTAATACACGTGGCCACATATCCCAACGCAAGGATGGTCAAAAGAAATGTGCTTGACGCCACCAACAACATGGTCACTGCCACCGCTTACATACTTGACCTATGTGTTAAACACAAAGTACAAAAAATTGTTTATGCATCAAGCAGTATGGTATACGGAGAGTTTGATAACAAGATCCCGGACGAATCCGTTGTACCAAAACCAAACACACTCTATGGATCATACAAAAGGCAAGGCGAGATCATGTGCAAGATATGGCACAGAGAGTATGGACTGAACTACGTTATAATGAGACCTTCGGCGTTATACGGAGAGAAGGACACAATCACCAGAGTCATAAGCCAATTGACCAAGGCCGCACTCACCACGGGCGAGATGACTGTGCAAGGGCCAGACAATAAATTAGACTTTAGTAATGTGCTTGATGTGGCAAAGTATTTTGCAATGGCGACCACTAACGAAGTAGTAAACGAGACCTTTAACTGCACCAGGGGAAATGGTAGGAAGATAGTGCATGCCGCGGAAATCGTCAGAGACACACTAGGGGTTGGTGAGATCATTACCAAGCCACATGACTCATTCTATCCAAACAGGGACACTCTCAACAGTGACAAGGCCAAGTCCATGCTGAACTTCAATCCAACTATAGATATCGAAGAGGGAATACCAAATTACATAAATTGGTTCATGAGACAGCCTTTTTATTTTGAGAATCTAGATATTAATAAAAAATTTCAGTTGGATACAGCGATTTAAATTTGCTCCTGCAAAAATCCCATGTGTATGTTTGAAGTATGATGTCTTCATTATAATCACTTTTCTCAGTGAATTTTTTGCCATCCGTGGCACCTTTGGCCAACCATTCATTTTTGGTTTCTAACCATTTTTTCAATCTGTGCTGTGTCTCCACTGTGGGTTTTTTGTATTGCCATAACACTAACTTGGATACTTCTCTGAAAGCATTTTTCCATGCCGTGTAATTGTCGGGTGCCAACACAGTTTCGTTTGAAATGATAGGTACGACTTCGTGCGGTTGGGATAACGTGAAGTCCAAGATATTATCATCTGGCGTTTCCAGGCACAGTGTTTTATTGTACAAGTTGATGTTGAAGGTCCCGTACGCAATATTCAACTCCTGTAAATGTGCATAGAATATCCTGTGCCTTTTTGTCAATGCCCTGTCAACAGTGTAATCAAACATGAAAGTTTCCTTGACCTTGCTCTTTGCAAAAACGGCATAAAAATATTCTGTGCTTGATGTTGTGGACGCTTGTTTGTATGCCTGTGTCCTACCGTCTACGTTGCGTATCCAATGCAGTTTATTTTTTAAGTTATTCTGATATACATGATTTTTAAGTAAGTCATAATTTTCTTGTTCAAATGGTTCTCCGTTTGAAATAAAGCAAATGTCAAAACAGTCTTTGTTGTCTGGGACACTAATGTTGTATATGAAGGGATAGTCATATATCTGTGTTTTTATATGTGACAGTGACTTGCCTGGCAAATAGAAAGTGTTGCCTGACCTGTATATCTTCAAGTCTTCCCAGTAAGACGGATAGAACAAACCATCATCCGAAGTATCTGAGTATTTCATGTATCTTGCTATTGGTATTTTGCATGTTGATATGTTTTCCATAACGTTGGACAAATCATAGTGTTGTTCCAGATAATCGAAATCATAATCAAAATTGTGTGTATGATAATTGACATCTTTGTAATCACGCAGTAACTTTATGTCTTGGTCAGCAAATTGCCTAGGAAACAGGAACGTATCACCCTCCTGCTGTAGTTCATTTGCCCAAACATGAACCTGGGTGGCTTGATGCTGTTCTGGAATGTAATCAAAATCAAAATCACTGTAATCAATTTTACTACTCAACATCCATTGGTATCGTGTTTGTGTCTCCGGCAACATTCTTTTCGCAATTTCCAAATAACTGTCAACAAACGGTATGACCACCGCGTGGGGGAACACAGACTTTATCACTGCTATATTGTCCCTGCTTTTACTGTTTCCAAAATCTATTGCTATGCAATCAAACACCATAGTACTCCTTGATGGAGTCGCAAACGTGTAAAACCTCGTCCTTCTTAAGGAAAGGATGTATGGGTAACGAAATCACGTCCTGACACAACTTTTCTGCATTTGGCATTTCCTGTCCGGTATCAAACATCTTCATCCTTGACATGGGTTGTGGATAATGTATTTGCGTTTGAATCTTTTTGGTATCAAGAAACGCCTTGAGTCCGTCCCTGTCTTGTGCCCTAATAACAAGTTTGTGATTATTTGATGTTGTGTCTGAACTTGATTCTATTGAACTTATTCCTATGTCATTTAATTTTTTTGTGTACCACTGCCTGACCTTTTTTGATCTAGACAACAAAGACTTATACTTGGAAAGTAAAAAATTCAAAACGTTGGCATGGTCATTGCTTAGGCATGAGTTGTATCCGTGTTCTAACTTGCCCGTGCCTTTGCCATGGTATCGCAGGCTACGGATAAACTTCGCTTCTTCGATGTCATCTGTGAGCACCATCCCCCCGTTGCCAAAACAAGGCAATGGTTTGCTTGGGGCGAAACTGAGACTGCTTATGTCACCCAACTTGCCACTTGGTATTTTTTTGTAAAAACTTCCGAGGCTCTGTGCGGCATCTTCTATCAGAGGTATTTTGTGTTTGTCACAGTACTGTCTTAGTCTATCGTAATCTGCAAGATTGCCAAATAGGTTCACGTACACCAATGCATCGGGTAAGATTGTGGCAGGTAGGTTTGCGATCAATCCTTTCCTGTCAACATCAACGAAAGTAATTGTCGCCCCGGTCCTTTTGATCGCTTCCGCTGTGGCTAGATAACTGACCGCTGGACACAGTACATTTGACCCTGGTCCTATTCCTTTGACCCTTAAAGAAAAATAAAGTGCGTCGGTGCCACTACCTACCGCTACTCCATATTTTCTCTTTGTGAATTTTGCTACAGATTTTTCAAACTTGTCTAACCAAGATCCTTCTGTGTGGCTAGTACTAACAACATCACCTGATCTCCAAACTTCTTTTGCCCTACGTGTGATTCTCCAACTGTAGGCATCATAGATCCTATCCACTCCACCAAACTTAATCATCAGAATTCTTTCTTAACACCCACATGTGGATTCTCCACACAACTGTCGGTTATTTCTTTCACAGTCTCTTTCTTTAGATCTACAACACACGTCGCAGATGGTTTTATTCCACAACCAACTAACAACAACAAAATTATGATATACTTCATCCTAGCACTTTCACTCCATATTTGTTGGTAAATGCTTTACCATCTTCCCTGTCGTTCACGATCGGTTGTCCTTTTATGTTCAAACTGGTGTTCAAAAGTATGGGACAACCTGTCTGTCGTTTCCATTCCGTCAACAACGCATGGAACCCTGGATTATCCGTCTTACGCACCGTTTGAACCCTGGAAGTGTGATCATGATGTATTATGGCAGGGAAGTCTTTACCATGCGTACACGCCGCTGTAAATTGCATATAAGGGGTGTTTTGGACTGCTGTAGGCAGGGTGAAATACTCATTTACATCCTCCTCTAATATGGCCGGAGCGAATGGTCTGAACTTCTGTCTTTTCTTGATCGAGTTTACCAAATCCTTGATGTCCTCACCCCGCGGGTCTGCCAACAGTGATCTATTACCAAGTGCCCTTGGACCAAACTCCGCCCTGCCACTTGCAACTCCCACCATCTTGTTTTCCTTCAATTCTTTTATCAGTGCGTCCACAGGGTACTCGCCATCTATGTTGTGTCCAAGGAATGGGTGTTCCCACTTGAGGTGTCTCCTGTGGTGTGCGGCTATGCAACCCAGACTAGATCCTGCGTCACCTGGGTTTGGAATGATCCATATGTTGTCAAACAATCCCATGTTGGCCAATACCCTGTTCGCGGCACAGTTCAACGCTACACCACCTGCATACACGAGGTTACGTGATCCGTACTTACTTGCCCTGTGCCATAACTCTGCAAGGCACTCTTCTGTGACTGCTTGTATGCTGGCGGCTATGTCCATCACATCTGCATTTGGTTCCCAATCACTCAATCCCCTGTGTAGATTCTTTTTGAGTTTGAATGGTGTCTGATGCACGAAGTCGTCATAGATTTTCTGTTTGTACTTTGGTGTTCCGTATGCGGCCATGCCCATCAAGATGTACTCCTCTTCTGCAGGTTTTAGTCCACATCGATGCGTAAATGCACTGTAAAGTATTCCTATGCTGTGTGGATAGTTGAGTGTTTCTTTTCTCTCAATCCAAACTTTGTCAGCAGTTGATATACTAACTGTTTCCCATTCACCTATTGCGTCCACTGTGAGTATTGTTGCTCCTGTGTCCTTGAACGGTGAAGTGAAGTATCCTGCCGCGGCGTGTGAGTCATGGTGTTTTACATATTCATCTATCTTGATATTAAAGTGATCCAAATGCCATTGTGGCATCTCTGTGTAACTTAATGCTGTAGCCCATTGTCCTGCGTACAACTGTCTTGTTTTCTTCAGCAAAGGTCTCTCGTAGTAAACAACCTTATCAAATGGTCCAAATGTTTTTGCCTCGTCAACTATCTTTTGGTTGAGATAATGATCGTTCTTGATCTTTGAATAACGTTCACTGTGTGCCGCCCACAGTATCTCACCTATGCCTGAACTGTAATCCACAACAGCCATTGCGGCATCGTGGTTCATACAATTAATTCCAAGTATTCTCATCTTGCTCCTTGTGCCATCCCATGTCTTCTATTTGTGTGCTGTTACACTTTGGACATACCCATCCTTCGTCTGTGTTAAAATCTTGTGCAAGATCTTGTGGTGCACCACGCCACTTACAATTATAACAGTACCAGTTCCACCATGTCATTTAATGCTCCAGGTGGTGTTCCGCCATTTTTCTGTGACCTTGCCTTTTAATTTCTCCCATTCGCTCAACTCTATGTCATACTCGAAATTCTGTGTGGTCAGGTTCACTTGTACTTCCTTGGCTCCGTTCTTTAGGTGGAACTTCCTGGCCATGTCCGTTAACGGACTCAGTGTAACCAGTCTACTAAGGTGATTAGACTCTTTGATCATCTTGTACACTTCGTTGACCATGTGCTTGCCGCCACCTTTCTTCTTGGCCCACACTGTGTAGGCTATCGCTATGGTGCCCTGTACACCTGCCCGGTGTATGGCCTGCATGGCGGCATCCCGACTCATTGCATCCATTTCCTCCACGCTCTTTGGGATATCATGTGTGAAAGCAAAACACATCACAGCGGCTATGTCACCTTCCTCGTCCCTTATGCCGTAGATCTTCCTGCCATGCGATTGTCTGAATTCGAGACTCAACTCCGGCCTAACTGGATCTTCCGTGACATCTATGAACGGCAGTTCTATCAATTCGAACTTGGGCGACTTTTCCAGGGCCTTATAAATTTTTTTAAGCACCATTTTATTTGTATATGAACGGGTCTTTCTTCTTCAGCTCTTTGAGCCTCTTCCTATATTTGATCTCTTGTCGAATCTTGTTCCATATGTTCTTAATCCAAGTAAACATTATCTGTCTCCTATTAGTTTATTAAAAGTTGGTAACATTAATTGTACAGCATCTCGGTGTGCCTCGTCAAGTGGATGTGTTGTGCCACGTGGGTAGTCATTTAGCAGTGCCCATTGATTGAAACCCATCATCCTCTCTCCAAACGAGAACCATTTGGTAAAGTCTATCTCGCTATGCAATGCCGTTATGAAGGTGTCCTGGTCCTTGTGCTGTTCGAACTCATTGTAAAAAAGACTGTTGTCAGCCAGTGTGAACATGAATGGTATTTTCTTCTTCTCCAGGATGTTCTGTAACCAAATTATGCTCTTCCAACTGAGATAAGTCTCATGGTATTGGTTGGCCGCATACTTGTATATGGCTTCCGCGAAAGGCTTTACTCCGGTATCTATCATGGATTGTTGGTGTTTCTTCCAGTGTTCCTGCTGTGCCTCTGATCCCGACAGGGCCTGATGTCTCTCCGAGTCTGCCATGCTGGTGTCCCAAGGTGATATCGAGGTCCAACGTGTGTCCTCTAATTGTTTGTGTCTGGGCATGGCCCAATCATACCTTGAAAGGAAACTCCACATCACGACCACACACCCTATATCATTATTGTTGGCTACTGTATTGAACACTCGTCTCGCTATGGCTTGGTTCCCTAGACCTCCAAATGCTGTACATAGGTATTCGTGTCCTGATTCTATAGACAATCCATGGGCCCAAGTCTTTTTTGATGGTGTTTTTCCGTCCACGTCGTCACTCAGCTCATTGCCCAGTGTGAAACTGCATCCGCCTGCTATTAATTTCTTAGTCATAAATTTTTAAAATGTTATTTAAAAGTGGAAACATGTCTCCAAAATTTTCTTTCCTGTACTGATCGGTTTGTAGTATTCTTCTTTTTCTTTCTGCCCGTATCTCAGGTGTATCTCTGTCAACGGCATTCATAAATCTTATGCTGGGTTGGTAGTCTGTGAGCATGTGATACCTATCAACCACAATATCCTTTACCTGTCTTGGCAGTGTCTGTATGTTGAACACATCTGGATCAAAGCAAGTGTTTACATAAAAAAACTTAGGTTGAAACTGTGCCACCCATAGTGCCATCTTGGCCCAATTGAACACATTGAATATATTCACTGTCGAACATATTTGAAAATCCATATTATGAGTTTTCATTTCTTTAAACTTAACAAGGTTTTGATTTACTTCTCGCCATTTGGCAGGATGTCTCTGGTACTCAAAAGGTTCTCCCACATCATCAATGCTGAACGCCACTTCCACATGTTTGAAATAACTCCATAGGTCAAATATTTCCTGTGGTGGCAACTGTGTGCCGTTGGTGTTGTAATGTATGTCTATGTTCTTGGCATATCCTTTCTCAACACAGTGAATCAATATCTTGAAGTGATCCTTAATCATGAACGGTTCGCCGCCTGTGAATTCAAAGTACTCCACGTGTTTGAGGTCCTCCTGCAACTCCTCGAAGAACTGTGGGTTTCGTTTTGGCCAGCCTCCCTCTTTCAGTTGCTTTCTTGCCACGGGATTATCTCCACCCTTGGCTGTCTCATAATCTATTTCTTCCTGTGCCCACTTTGAAGAACTCCACGATCCGCAAATCCTACATTTTAAATTACATACGTTGCCCAACTTAAAGTCGATGAATTTCAACGTTGGCTCGCTATTAGGTGTCCAGTTTTCTAAACTGCTACGCATTTTGTAAATTGAGTTTTGCCTTTTGGATGTTTTTCCGGCATCTTCTTCTTGCCAACAACTCTGGCAACCTTTAGGACGCTCGCCATCTCTGAACTTCTTTCTTAAAAGTTCCATGTATTCTGTTTGCTGTATTGATTTAAGGCTTTGTTCGTACACCTTTACACCAGGAATACTGCCCTTGTACAAACAACAAGGAGATGCACCGCCATTTACATCAACTTCCAGATGAGTCCACGGCAATGGGCACATGTTTGAATCTATATACTTGTCCACCAGTCTAAAACCCTTTCATCTCTGCTTAATATTTTTTTTATATCCTGTTTTCGTATCTTATCAATGTTTTCTTGTCTCTGTTTTCCTTTTTTAGTTGGTGTGAAGGTTTCTCTGTTTTTTAAATTCTTTATGACCTCTATCAGTGATCGTTGTTTTCTTGTGGCCAGAGGTTCGATGTATGCAAGTGCTTCGTCAATTATGGTGTGTAGCAGTTTTTTGGGCAGTGCTAATGGACTTAAAATTTCATCATTGCTAAAGGTAAACATGACTTTTGTTAATATCTCTGTGTCCAACTCCCTGCTCAAATCAAACATGTTTTTTAGTTCTAGTAACCCAGGCATTGTGATCGTATAATCTAATCTCATCTCTCTGGCTGTTTTTGCCACTGCCATTCCTTCTTTGAAATTGCGTAACCACTGTTCATAGTTTAATCCGTCTCTGATATACTCTCCAACTTCTCCTGTACCATCTAATGATGAACATATTTGCCAATCCTGGAACTGTGGCAGTAAGTCAAACAGTTTGATTCCCTTGAATGATGTCCTACTTAGATTCGTGTTGTATCTCACATACACTTCTTTTGCGAATCCTAGTTCTATTATCCTCTGCATGGCCTTCCAATGCATGTCCCACATCAACGGTTCTCCGCCGCACCAGTATATTTCTTTTATCCTTTTTGTTTCTACTGCTTCAACGAACTCCTGTACAACCTGTGTGTCTTGGAACTTTATGATCTGTTCTCTCAAAGGTGACGCCATCCATGGTTGTGATTCTTTGCTCCATGTTTTGTTCTTTCTAGATTCTGCTTCCCAACTACTGCTTAACATGTCTCCACACATCCTACATTTGAAATTGCATAGGTTGTTGAACCTGTAATCAAAACTGATGGTTTGCATTGTGGTGGCGCCTGTTTCGTCCGTGCTGTCGTATGCTTCGTCCACCCTGTCCTTGAACAATTGATTCCAATATGATCTGTATACATCTGTGTTCAATAACTTGTGATCACACACTTGGCATTCCGGTAATTCTTCACCTGCCATCATACGCAGTCTAACAGATTTCATGTGATCTGAATTCCAGTGTTCTTTTAGTGTAAGAGGTTTGTATTCCTTAGCATCGTTGCCTGTGTCTATGTACTGCTTGAAACTCTGTGCAGGCTCTCTGGATGCACAACACAAGCGTCTCTCTGTCTGTGGTGACAGGTACGTGTGCGTCCACGGTGCCATGCAGAATGTTTTGTTGCCTTCGCTGGGTTTAATTCGCTTCATACAATTCCTTCAATTCAGGAAATGTCTCGAGGATATTTTCGTCTCTGATCACGTCCATCTTTTTCATTGTGTCTTTGAACTGTTGTATGTCTTTGTTGTTGTCTCTCCTCATCATGTAATTAAGTCCAGATTCGAATCCTTTAGTTGCCCTGGTGAGATTGTCTAAAGGACGCAACCATTCGAGATGTTTCTCTATTTTTTCTTTGACTTTTTGTTTGTAAGACTCTGGTAAGAGATCTATTCTCTGTGCATACGGATATTGAAGTAGGTTAAAATTAAAGTCTTGTGGTTTGAGTAGGCCTTGTTCAACCCAATTTCTATGGAAGTCTGATATGTGCAGTGCATTAATAAGTCCAACCGTGCTTGATATGTAGAAATCCACTTTGGGGCAAACTTCTAACATTCGTTTTCTGTTTGCAACAACATCTTCCCATACAGTGCCTTTACGCATGTACTCTCCCCTGGCTCCCTCTGCGTCTAAACTTGCACCTATCGATACGGAATCAAACTTGTTCCATAACTCTAAGACATCAATGTCTTTATATTTTGTCCTCGTGAAGTTTGTGTTATAAATTAATCTCACGTGATACATTTTACGCCTATCTAGTTCTTTCAATATCCTATAGTGTTCTTCCATGATTATCGGTTCGCCACCTGCGAAGTAGAACTGTTCAACGTGTTCGAACTGTTCCAACATTTGATCCCATATGTCATCACTGCTTCTACCCACCTTCATGATCTTTGCATGACTCGGCGGAGCACCTGTAAGTTTTTTATGATCCTCGTACCAGTTTGAACTGAACCATGTGCCACAACTCCTGCAGGCCAGGTTACACAGGTTACTGAATCTAATATCCCAATACTTTATAACGAAGTCTGCTGTGCCGTCAGGCTGTGTGTTTTCTATCATGCTTATGTTGTGTCCAAAGTGTTTGTTCGAACTAAGACGCAGACTGAAGAATCCTGATTGCTCTTGATCATAACATTTTGTACAGTGTTTGCTTTTTTTATTAGACAACATGTTTTGTCTTATCTGTCGCATATCTTTGCCATTGAAAACCATCTCCATCGAATCCTTGTTCAGATCGCCTACAGGATATTTGTCTAATGCGAAACAGCAAGGATATGCCCTGCCATCTGGAAATGCATGTATGTGCAACCAAGGCATCATGCAGAATGATTCACTGTCTAGCAACAACTCCTTCTCTTTAGGCGTCATGTCTTTGATCTTTAATTTCTCAGGCTCTTTCGCCCCGTACTCATATGCCACGGTACCATTCTCCTATAATTGGGAAAGTCTTCTCGAAGTTCTTTCCTGATCGTTTGTCGTATTGACTGTAAAATGCTTTGAAGTCTTGCTGTAGTTTACTCTGCTCGGCCGCACCCGAATGTGGTGTTTTGACAACATCCAAGTAATCTATAAGTCTCTGTGTTTGATTGATTTCCATGCCCTCTAACCATTTACTATTACTAGTTAAGAACTTTACCAAGTCTCCTTTAAATTTATTTCTTAGGTCGTCTGGTAGTACAAGTGGTGATTGGAAACTTGGAAACCTCAATATGTTAAGCGTGAAGTTGACCTCCGGTCCGTACACTTTACTTGCACTCTTGAACCATACCATTTTCTCCAACAGTTGAGGCAATGACTCCAAACACAGTGCATTTATGGTACACATGTTATGGATCGCACGTGGAACTTTGTCCACCATCATGTGCAAGAAATTACTATGCCAATCTCCGTACACCAATCCGTCTCTGATGTATTCGGCTTGTCCAAACGTTGCTTCACAACTTGTGTACAGTTCAAATTTGTCAAACTTCTTTAGTTTTGTTTTGAGTCTGTCAATAATGCTCTGCTTTGCACCCAGGTTACTGTTGATTGCAAGTGTCATGTCAGGATTCATTTTGTCGCCCTGTGTCTCTATCCAGTCCAACAGTCTCCATAGGTTGGGGGACATCATTGGCTCTCCGCCTGTTATCCTCAGTTCATCAAGGCTCTTGTGTAGGTCTGTCTCCCACCATTTGTAGAATGCTTCAACGTAGGGATTGGTTTCGTCTTTTTTGTATGGCTCTGCACTTTCATGACTGTGAGTGAAGTGATTACGTCCATCGGTTTTCATATCTGTGTATGGTCCTTGCCTCTTTATGTTGTTTGCCCACGTGGAACTGAATGCAGGATTACAATATGTACAAGCAAAGTTACAGGTCCTGTCAAATGCTATTTCTAAAGTTTTTAAATTTACATCGGTGTTTGGGTCTGCCTTGTGTGCTTCATCTAATGATTCATTTGAGAATATCTTGGATTTGTACACCCTGTCACTGATATTATCTCTGTTGATATCCTCTATCTTCCAGCAGTATTCACACCCTTTTGGTCTGTCGCCACACTGCATTTGTTTACGTTCCTGTTTCTTTTGTACTGTGTTGTGTATCGCACTTGGGTTTGTTTTGATTGCCTCTAGATCAATCTTGTGTGGAAGTGGATGGTGACAACTTGTGGTCATACCACTGCCCAACCATATAGTAGCATTGTACCACTTGGCTCCACAGAAACTTGCACTCTTTGGATCCAGTATTTGTTTTTTATATTCTAAATCATTCATGCGTTCATACACTCCTTCCAAAATTCTTCCATCTCAGGGAAGGTGTTAAGAAACCTTGTGAGACGTCTGCGATCGTGTTCGTTAAAAAAGGCGTAAAAGTTTTTTTTGTTTTGCGTACTTGCGTCCGCGTTTTCGCGCCAGTATGCGAGATTCCTCTGCATCTTCTGGATCTCGAAGTCCTTGAATATGTGTAGCCCGTTCGACTCTCCGGAGTTGGCCTGCATGTACTTGATGTTGTCCTCGTGTATTGATTGGTACGACTCGGGCAACATCGTTATCTGTTGCCATGCGGGTTGTCTCAGCAGTGGCACGTCAAACCACACACGCTGGTAGGTTTTCGAATACTTGGTTCTCAGTTCCAAGATCTTCTCTAACAGTTTGTCCATGCTTGTAATACTCAAATTGTTGTACGTGCATATGAAAGTGATTGAATTACGACCAGGTATCCTGTCCAAGAACTCCTCCACGTTGTCCATCATGTAGGTGAAGTCCAGGCCGTCACGTATGTACTCAGCACGTTTGCCGAATGCGTCCACGCTCACAAACTGCATCATGTGTTCGACCTTCTCCTGCATACATATCTCCTGTGCCATGTTGAAATATTTCTCCTTCAGTTTCTTGTCCGGAGGACACATGTTGCTGGTCACGTTGAGGTGCAGGTCATCCTTGGGATTGTCTATTATGTACTGAAACACCTTGTAGGTATTCACGTCCATCATGGGTTCACCACCGGTCATACGGAAGTGTTTGAGATTCTTGTACAGCGTTGGCCACCATTTCCAGAACGCGGTCACGTAAGGGTTCTCCTCCCTGTTGGGTATGGGCCTCCTTCGACCTTGGAAGTGTTCTGGTGCGTTGTGGGGAGGGGTGGTAGGATATTCGCCGTATCTGTCCACCTCCTTGGCCCACGTGGTCGAGAACTGAGGTGAACAATAACTGCACTTGAAGTTACAAGCGTTGTTGAAGTTCACCTCAACATATCTCGGCGTCCAACTTGTGCTCATTGGATTCTTCCTGATCTGCTCGAAGTCCTGCATGGCCCATGGTTCACCTGAACGATAATGCCTGTCTGACATTTCGCCCGTGTCCTCCAGTTTCCAGCAGTAAGAACATCCTCCTGGACGTTCACCTTTAAGCATTTTGGATCTTTGATCTAGTTTCTCTGCGGTGTTGTGCAGTGCCGCGGGATTGGATTTGACTTGGTCAGCGTCTATCTCATGCAGTGGCGGATGGTAGCAACTGTTGGTCAATCCAGTTGGCAGGTGCAGTGAAGTCTGGTTCCACTTGGCCAGGCACATTGTTGGCGAAACTTCCTGTAGTTTATCCTTGGCCTTCAGTGCGTCTGACTTGTAATCACTTGTACTCACGATCTTGCACTCCTTTGTTCCTGTGTATTGGCATGACAAACCTGTAGAACCTGCTGTCTTCTTCAGTGAACTCCGCAATAGGTATGTCCAATTGTTGTCTCAGACTGTTACCGTACATCACAAGTTCGTCATCAATATCGCTTTGTGCTATCTGGTTGTAGTACACCTCCATGCTGTCCAAGTCTCGCACTTTGTAAAGTTCATTGTTTGGTTCAAGCACTGTGTAGAAGCAACCCATCCTAGAGCCAAGCATGGCATATTTGCCATTCTCGATGTCTGCACCTATCGTACACCATGTGCTCAGAATGTTGAGGTTGTTCTTCCATATCTGTTTTGAATAATTCTTGGCTGTGATAGGCTTTCCTTTCTCGGTGCTCATCTTCACGCCTTCTCGGTAGCCTGCCACGAATGCCTGTTGTGGTGTTGCATTGATTACAGTCGTTGAATAACAGTTATGGAGGTTCTCGTGCGGCACTCCCCAGCAGAAGTCTATTTGGTTCTCCTCTGTTTCAGCATTTTCGTGTGTCTTCATTGACTTGCAGGTTTGCTTGTCCCATCCAACTATGCCACCGTTGCCGTAAACGAGTCCGTTTATGCTGTTCTTTGCCCTCCATCTATGTACGGCCTTCCTGTCAGTCTTGTCCCAGGCAAGTGTCTCCAAAAGGAATTTCTCATCTATAATGTTGTCTCCGTCGACACTGATGAAGAAATCCGTTTCTGCTATGTCGGCCGCGGCCTTGTGTGCGTTGTCAAAACCCACCACTCCGTCAACACGCTTGGCCCATGGCACCTTGTTCTTTAGATCGGCCCAGTTTTCTTCTTTGTTTGGCTCCTTAAATGAAATGTATACGAAGTCGAGATCGCTTATTCTTGTTCCATTAGCCATGCTTTGCCTCCCTCCACTATACCTGTGGGCCAGTGTATGTCGTCGTCCTGGAATACGTATCCTTTTTGTGTTTCCTTCAAGATTCTGTACTGCGTATTTGCCTTTGGTTTTGGTTTTAAAACTATCTCACTATCCTTGATCATTAGATTTTCTTCACCGTGCTGTTGTGCCCACTTTTTTTTCTCTAGGGTAACTTCGTGTTTTTCACCAGCAACAGTGATGTAGAATTTTTTTTCAGGTCTACGTGGTGTCTTTGCTAACGCTTCAAATAATCCTGGCATGTAACTCCTTGTCGTGGTAGTGCCACACTCGATCAACACGTGTCTCACCTATGTACACCGCGTCTCCGGACTTGTTGGGGTAAAGATAATTGTTCTGATCCATGGCTCTCATTGTGTTATTCACTCCTGGCTTGTGATGTATAAATTTAAACCATTCATAGTCGATCAAATCTTTCGCTGTTGGATCCATTATCCTGTAAGCAAGAGCAAACACAACATCTGTGCTAGGATATTTGTCATGACAGTCTATCAACATACTTGTCTTTACCTGGGTCCAATTTTTTACTATGTGTTTTGCGATTTCATAAAAGTTCTGTGCCTTTTTGCTCCTACGGAAATACATCAATCCGTTGTAGATGTTGGGCAAGTGATTTCTCTCGAACAGTTTCCTGTATGGGGTATGTTTAATCACGTTACCTCGATAATCAAAGCAGTCAACACTGAATAACAAATCGTGTTGCCACAAGTGATACCACCACCAATCTGTGTTGGTTGTCCATAACATGTCCGCTTCAAGTTTGATTGTGTGAGTGAAAGGGGAGATCTGGAACGCCTTGTGCTCGTTTGCCCACTTGATGTCATGTGCCGCACTGTCGTCTTGCCTCACCACTTTCACAACATCCACGTGTTCACTGTCGAACTTACTTTTCTCATCTGTGATCACGCATATCTTGTTGTGCTTGTTCCAACGTTTTATGCTCTTTGCTAGAGTAATGGACAGTTCAACGTAGTCAGTCTTGTCATTGTTTTGTGCAAACCACAGAAATCCCCTAGACATTGAATATCTCCTTATTAAGGACATGCACATCTTGATTTTCCACCCATGATATCTGATCATTGTATTTCCATGCGATACCTTCGTTGGTCATGTCAATCACTTCACAGTCTGGCGGCAGTGTCGGTAGTGCGAACGGCATCTTTTCATATCCAACAAATCCGTTTATCTGTTGCAGTGCCATTGCGAACAGATAATCATTACGTAGGTTCTTGGCATATATCCTGTACATCTCGTTGAAGTAAGAGTAGTTCTTCTTGATGTATTTTACTGTGTCAAATATCTTCCTTACTTTTTCGTTTTTCTTAAACAGTAGCACAGTCGCCCACACCATGGGTATCATGCTCCACCTCCTGTGGTCGAACGTGTTCCTGCCTGTAAGATCATATGCTGTGTCTGGTACCAGGAAATCATATTCTGTGTCAAAGAGCTCTAACAAGTTATCCGTAAAACAGAAGTAGTCGATGTCCATCACAAGTGTTTTGTCATAGGGAGAAAGTTCGTATGCAAGATGCCTGTCCACATTGTTCCAAGATTTTCCTAGTTTAGTGTTACCTAGTTCGGGTTCAATAAATTTGTAATTTATTAAGCCTAATGGTTTGATTTTATTGAAAGTTTCAAAGTTAGTGACCACTGTGATTTCTACTTTGAGATTTTTCTTTACTAGGGCCACACACCTCTCCAGTATCTTGTGATACCGTGTGTGTTCAGTGTCAAAACAGAAAAGCAATACACCCCTGGACATCATGCGTCCTTTTTGGTGAATGTCTTGTATATCTGATGGTATGCGTTCAGGCTCTCTTGATTGCGTTCCACTAGGATCGATAGGAATTTCGCCGGGTCAGTGATCTCAACCGGATTGTTGTTTGTGTCCAACAAGTAGAAACTGTCCTGTGATTCCTTCAAGGTCCTCACCAGGCAGATCGTTGTGGGATCCGCACGGAAAAGATTCCCGTTATAGGCCAAAACCTGTCGTGAGTGTGCCTTCTCCAGAGCGTTGCGTTTGGCGACCGCTATGTCGTAAGATAGATCTGATTGTCGTTTGAGTTCGCGAATATCCATACCACAATTATACAATAATTATGGTGGAGAATCAACCTGGTAAAATTATTATGTTGTAGTACCGTTGGCGTTGCCTTCGTTGCCTACCGAAGCGTGTGTGGGTGATGTCGTCAATCCCTCGTTGGTGTTTGGTGTTATCGCGAAAATGTTTGTAACCATCTTAGGAGTGTTTTTGATGTCCACCGCGATACCGCTTGTGTTTCCAGAGTCAAACTGGGTGTCATTGGCACCGTCTGTTGCCACCATCTTGATGACCAAGGTCACAGCACTTCCTACCGCCGCGTTAAGTTTGGCGAAAAGCTCAATGTTGTTGTCAGTGTAGTTCGCGTTGTCTGTAGTCAATTTGATCAAGGACGTGTAACTTGTTCCTAGGTCATGGAAACCATTAGCAAGACCGCTTGTTGTCAAACTCTCACCTGAACCTGATCTTGTTGTTGCGTGTGCACCGATGTCGATGTTGCCCAGTGCCGCGCCTAGGTCTATGTAGGCCTGGTCTTTTGGACTGGTTGAGGACTGTGTGGTGCTGGTCACTATCCTGACCTTGCCGCCTGCGTTGAAGAAGTGTCTCATCCTGTCCGCAGTTGCCCACGTGATACTGTGTTCATGAGTGGCCGTGCTGTCCCAACCCTCTGATGCAGTGGTGATGGTCTGTAATGATGATGATGTTGTCAATGCCGTGGCGTTTGTTGAACCAGCCGCTACCGCCGCCGCCAAGTTGGCCAGGTCTGAGATCAATGCTGATCTTATGGCAATGGTGTCTCCCGCTGAAACTGATGATGATGTTATAGATGTGTTTGTATGGTTGGCAATGTTGTCTAGTCCTGTGAATAGACTGTTCCAACTTGATGCCGCGACAGTGTCACCTGCCGAAACCGTTGCTATTGCTGATTCTCCCAGTCCGTATATCGTAGAGCCTGTGCCCGCGAAGTGATTGAATCCGAATGGATCTGAACTATTGTTTACGAATGCGTTGTATTCGTCATCTAAAATTGTATCACCTGCACTATATGCCATATTGTTATTTTACTCCTATTACGCACTCTGTGAGTGCTGTTTCTTCGTAATATTTATCTTTAATCATACGCCCTATGACGTTGAAATGGTTGCATTCGTCCGCTGTGGCCACACGTGCTTCGGCGTTTCCTGCAGAAACTAACCTGTCGCCTGCCTTGCCGGCGCCTTTGAGCTTGACGAAAACACGTCCTTTCAGCGCCACCATGGGGTGTGAGTCATTGTTTCCCGCCTGTGCGTTCATCAAGAATGCTGGAGATTCGGAGATCACACCAAATACAGCATCTGAAAGCTCTTCCTGGCATTTGGTTATCTCCGCTTCGCCACCTAATATCACTACGTCACCTACTTCCGTGTCACAATCTGCTTCATAACGCTCTGCCAAGTCAGCGTACATGGCACTCGTTGTTGTTGCATGTACCACGTTAGCCCTGACGTCAACAAGAGTGGGTGCTGATAATTCGTTTTGGCCTCCTCCTGACTTGAATGCTGTCCAGGCTCCTCCCGCATTTCCATACGTTGTTGATCCATCATCAGCAAATGTTTCGTCCCACACCCAGTACAGGTTCTGTTCTGTGGCACTAGATGATTCACCTCTATTGACTTTCAATCCTGTGAAGTTAGGCATACCTGCGTTTGAAGATACGTTCCTGTTTAATTCTATTATGTTATCTTCCACAGACAGTGTGCTGGTGTTTATTATTGTATTTGTACCATCCACTGTCAGATCTCCTACCCTCAAGTGTTCAATCCTGCCTTGTGCTCCGTTGATTCTTAATGCTTCTTTAGTGACTCCGCCATCGTTGACCGTGAATATTATGTCCTTGTCTTGCGTGGTCTGTGCGATTGTGAAATCATCACTGGACAATGTCATCGTAATGTCATTGCCGGCACCTAGTCTTATACCATCGTCTGTTTGTATTGTGATTCTGCCTGTTGTTGTATCTGCTGAATCTGATCTTAGATAGTTTGCCGCGGCCACTCCGCCCAGTTCGTCTGAATCCGTTGCCGTGCCTCTGAATTTAGCAGATGTCACTGATGTTGAAAGTTGCACTCCTTGTGCCACTGAGGAGAAACCAGATGCTATCAATGCCGCACCGTTTGTCTCCGTTGAACTGGGTGTGAATGCTATGTTTGAGACTACACCAACCACGGTATCATTCGCAACCATTTTTAATATTGATCTATTGACACCCGTGTTGTCTTCCAAAATTTCACTGGTGAACTGTGTTACACCAGAACCTGCCACCGTTGTAGGACCGATCAAGGTCCAAGCAGTGCCTGAATAAACATAAAGTTGGTTGTTCGTGGTATCAAACCATAGGTCACCCTGTACAGCATTGGTTGGTGATGTGGCAGAGTTAGTTGGTCCGCCTGCTGGTTTCCATTTATCTCCTGTCCAAACATTGATTCTTTTATTTGTTTTATCAAACCAAAGTTGTCCTTGCTGTTTGTTCGACGGTGCTGTTGTGTTGTTGAAATTCTCTAGGAGTTTTACAAGGTTCTCGTTCAACCTCTCACCGAATCCTGCGTAACCTTTACCTATAAGTGTAAGGTCCGTGGTAGCGACATCGATTGTTCCATCGGCTAGCGTTACCAATAAGGTTCCGAATGTGTTGTTTATCTTGTATGCCATTGTCTAGTCGTTGTTTGATGCGTTGTCTCTGACTTCTGTCAAGAAACTCACATCGCCCACCAATTTGATCAAAATAGTTGCAAGTTCAGGTGTCAGCATAGCGTCAATCTTTGCTTCTTCTTCTGACGTCCACGCTGTCTCGTAATTTGCATTGATGTAGTCTGCGACTTCTTGTTTTGTTGCCATTTAAATGTACTCCTTATGCTTATTTATTACGGTTGTCGATCTGCTCATCGTCGGATATCCAAGTTAAATCCTTAGAATAAGACCCATCTAGGTCTCGTAGGAAAGTCTTCACGTTGCTTTCCGTAAGCACCATATTATGGTATTTTGTGTATCTTTTGTGCAGTGCCTGTTCCTTGGTAGCAGTGTAAACGAGCTTTATTCCTTTAGTCTTTGCTAACTGCATTAAACTATCTATACATTTCTTGAGGCACTTGTGTGTGTTTCTTGGGTCAGCGTCCTTGTCTGTGACTATCCATTCCATGAAAGCAAACCGGGTGCCAACGCCTATATACAATCCACCAGCACACACTGGCTTCTCGTCGATCTCCACTATGATTCCGTCAGGTGGCAGGCACTCCTTGGGCACCACACCAAATTCCCATTGATTCCACCATGTGGTTAATGTGTCATAATCTTTTTCTCTGTCCCACAATCTATCTTGCATTTTTCTGTATCACCATCTTGTTTACATTGAATGTTGACTCAAAACAGTAACTGACTGCTTCTGCTACTTCATCTGCTTTTAATTTTGGCAGATTCTCCCAAAGGCCTTTAGTCATGTCTGTGTCTACCACATCTGGACAAACGTCATACACCGATAAAGGTTTAGAAATTAACTCTTCCTGTAATTCGTTTATGTATTGTATCAATTCTTTTTTGATTTCACAATATTGTACATATTCGAACTTGTCCCAAATCTGGAATTCATTGTAGTCTGGTTCTTCTTCTATTCCAGACGTGCTTGTTATCACTGCTACCTTCATCTTGTCAAACGAATGTCTGCCGTATATTTTTTTAAGAAGGGTCAACTGCCCTCTGTCTGCATGTGCATTCAACACTACGAGGCCACAATCTTGTATTTTCTCTAATATCTTTTCTTGATCGTGTACTAGGTCAAAGCCATTACTTTTACTCATACCAACCACGTTGTATTTCTTTTTCTTGTAGAGGTCGCATATGGCCTTTCCGATACCTCTGCTATGTCCTATGACTGCTATTTTATTTTTTTCTAGATTCATATATGTCCACTAAATTTTCCAACCCTTCAAAACATTCAGAGTAGTGTTGGTAATATTTGTCAAACTTGTCTTTAGTGTACAGTGATTCTTTGTAAAAGTCAATTAATAACGTGGTTCTTGGCCCTGGATTGTTGTTGAAACCGTTGTGTAACTGTATGTCTGGTTGAAATATGAATGCTTCTCCTGTCTTCCATGTCATAAGTTCCTGTTTTTGTGTTTCAATATCCAAAACATACATGCCACTTTGCTCGCCACCCCCATCGTCGAGGCACATCTGGTAGCGCCATCCTCCTTCGTTATCTGTGTGGTTACCAATTTTGGTATTCGGGCCTACTGTCATTATGGCCACATTTGTTTTGTAGGGAAATTTTCTCAGTATCGAATACAGCATGGGATAGTCATTAAATGATTGTCCTTCGTGTTCTCCTGATTGTATGCCCAACGCTTGCCATTGCCCGTGTACATAGTCTCCCGACTTGTCATCAAAATCGTCTGGTAGTCCTCTTACACTGTCTGAGAAGTCCTCTGGATCTAAAAAAGTTTTGTTAGGTTGTGAGTCGAACTCGTGTTTGATGTTTTGCCAGTGTTTGTCTAACTGCCTAAAACATTCGCCTTGCTGTCCGTGGTAAAAACTTTTATCAAGCATTCAGTATATTAACATTTTTATCATGTATCTGTCTATCATGATCCTGCCAATTACTAAAAAATTGTTCGCCGTGGTTTACTAATTCTTGTTGTTCACTTAATTCAAAGTAGTCTGTGAACTCCGTGTTGTTGATAATAATTCTTCTATTCTCGTTACCGAACACGTACACTATAACTTCGTCGTCGCCTAATGATCTTCCTATCCTGCTGTTTTCTACTCTTACCCATGCACCATCTTCTTTGACCATGTGTGTTCCAGATACTTGTATACCGTTGTAATCATATAAATTGTCTATCAAGAACTTACCTGTCGCAAATACTTTGCCACCGACTGATACCGTGTCGCCTATGTCCACTTGCTCAACTGGTTTCAATGAACCATCGTGCATTGATATCATTGTGCCTGCTATGAAACAACCACCTCCAGATCCGCCTCCACCTGAACTTGATCCGCCCTCTGCGTCACCGAACCCGGCCGCTGTTGACACGAAAGATATCCCTGAATTGAACAAGGCCTTCCATACACCGCCTACTTTCATGTAACCTGCTGTCAAACGCTTCCAAGCACCCCCCACTTTGAAGAATCCTTCCGAAATTTCTTTCCATGCTCCGCCTACTTTGATGTTTCCTTGTACAGCAACGTTGAAAATCACTACTGCTTTTCCATCGCCACCTGGCGAACTTGGACTGCCGCCAACTGCCACGCCTGCTGAATAGTGAGATTCACCTGTGCCTCCTGGTGTCACACCTGACCCATCACTAGATGAACCACTCGATGGCACTAGATTCGAACCAGACTTACCACCGGTACCACCGTTGTCGCCTGTTCCGCCATCACCTGATGTTCCGCCGTCAACACCACCACCGCCGGCTCCACCACCACCACCGTCTCCGCTGTGATCCTTGCCGTTCTCTCCCAGTGTGCCTGGTGTGTTTGATGTTGCTGAGTTTGAGTTAATTCCTGCTGTTCCGTTTGAGCTCTTACCTGCTCCTGCTCCACCTCCGCCGCCTCCTGCGACTGCGATGTCTGTTCCGTCGATCCTTACTAGAGTGGCTCCTCCGCCACCTCCACCTGAACCTGAATATGGTTGTGGTCCAGCGTTACCGCCTTCTCCACCTGAATATGCTGTTTTACTTTTTCCGTTAGTACCACCCGGTGCACCACCTCCCGATGATCCACCTGCTCCACCACCACCAACTGCTACCTCTAGCGTTGTGTTGATCTGTCCTGATGAGATCGCTAAAGCAGTTTTTTTGACATGGTGTCCTGCGGCTCCTGTTCCTCCAGGTCCGCCAGCGTCTGAACCTCCGCCTCCGCCTGCGCCTGCCCAAAGGTATACGTCAATAGATGTTGTGCCCGCGGGAATGGTTGCCTGTTGTAGGGTACCTGTGTAGTTGAATGTCTTTACGACTGTTGGCATAAAGGATTAAGCCTCCCTTACGAACCAGAGATCTCCGTTTGCACCTTGTCCAGATGTTGGTGCTGAAGTCTCAACGTATCTGTTTCCTGCGATACTGTTACTGCTGTCATCTGAGATTGTAGATCCACCCCAAAGTTTTAATGATTTAGCCACCTGACCCGTAGTTGGTACTGCCACACTGGAATCACTTGTTGATGATGTTATGTCTGAACCGACTGCGGCCAAATTTACGTTTGTCACTGTTAACAAACCTGCCGCTGTAGTTTTAAGCACTTTTTCTTTCGCCGAGTTACCGTCTGCAACTGCGTCTGCTAATCTAATTAGTTGTGAATATGTTCCGCCTTGTCCTGCAGTAAAGTGATTCTCTGATACATCATAGAACAATCTGGCATCGTCTGTGTCTGACGTTTCAATGATCATTCCTGAGTCCGCTTCACTGTTTCCTGAGTTTAATTTTATGAATGCGTCATCTACAAGATTGATCACACTTCCACTCTTATCAAACTCACCACTAACGGTTAAATTTCCAGTGACAGTCACATCACCAGTGATGTCTATTCCGCCATCTGCACCTGTCAACTGTAGAGGCGTCTTTGTTACTCCGCCATCATTGACTGTGAATTTTAAATCTTTGTCTTGTGAAGTCTGTGCAACCGTGACGTCGTTGCTTGACACAGTAATACTTAATTCTTGTGCATCACCTATGATGACTCCGCTGTCTGTGTCTACTGTTAGTGCACCTGTCGTGGTGTCCGCCGCGTCTGTTCTTAAAAAGTTACCACCTGCTATCAATGTGCTTGAAGTGTTGGTTGTTCCTGATACATCTATTGTTGCGGCCTGTGTGTTTGTTCCTTCAAACACCGCACCTAGTGTAGAGTTCAATGTCAACCCTGCTTTGATTGAAGCGAATCCTGTCTGTGTATCACTCGGAGTAAACGTTTCTTTAGAAAGTATACCAACTCTCGTGTTACCTGCGTACATGGAACTAACAACTTTGTTACCTCCTGAACTGGCCAACGTCTCTATCTTCCATCCTGAAAGTGTCTGTCCTGATGTGTAAACTGGACCAACCAATAACCATGCTGACCCTGTGTAGACATAAACTTGATCATCATCACTGTCTATCCAAAGATCTCCTGCTGATGCTGAAGTTGGTTCTGATGCTTGTGCCTTTGCACCACCTGTTGGTTTGAAACTTGATCCATCATACACCTTTAGTTGATTGGTGTTGGTGTCCATCCATAGTTGCCCTCTGAGAGGTGCTGTTGGTGCCGACGTTGATGCTGTGTTCTCTAATAATTTAACTAGATTTTCGTTTAGGCCTTCTCCAAAACCTGAATAACTTTTTCCAAATAACTGAAGAGATGTGCTAGTATCTACTGTGCCGTCTGTGATTGTAGCAACTACTGTTCCGTCTGTTTTGTTTATTGTGTACGCCATTTGCTTATATTTAGCACCTTCCTACTACTATATTAATTGTGCCTATTTCCTCCGAATCGTAATTTTCTAACGCTTTTCCTATCACTTCACCAACCTGTGGGTCGTGAGTTTTCTTTGCTACTCCATGGTTGTTAGGATCCGTAGACAACATATCCCCTTTGATAATGTGTCCTACTACTTTGCAAGGCACTTTACCCATAAGTGCAACAGGTTGTCCTGCTGATTCTGAATTCATCAAGTAAGCAGGTTTTTCGCTGATCACACCTGCAACTCTTGGGTCATTGCCTTCTGTTGAAATTGTGACTTCCTTCTCACCTCCGAACACCACGACAGTTCCTACTTCGTACTCTGAGTCAGTCTCATACACCTCAGCCAAGTCAGCGTACTGCGCCGATGTTGCTTTCGCATAAACCGTGTTGTATTTCTTACTGCTTGAACCTATGTCGTAAGTTGTTGTTGTATCTGGCAATATCGCTTTTGATGTTAGATTGCCACCCATTGTGAGGGTTGTCATCGAGTTGGCACCTGTGCTGGTGATGTTACCCGTCACGTTGCCAGTTAGTGGTCCTGCGAACGCAGTAGATGTTGTTGTGCCTGAAATTTCTAGTTTTGTGGATGGTGTGATAGTACCTATACCAATCCTTGATTCAGAACCGTCTATGGTCATAACGGTAGTTGTTGTTCCTCCGTCGTTGACCTTGAATGTTATGTCCGTGTCCTGCACAGTGTTAGAAATTATTCCTCCAGATGCGTCCACCGTAACAGTTATATCTGAGTCAACACCTATGATCAATCCTGAGTCATTGGCTATACTGATCGTGCCTGATGTTGTGTCATTTGCGTTGGATCTAAAGAAGTTGGCCGCCGTTACCCCGCCCAATGCGTCTGCGTCAGTGGCCGTACCTGCAAATTTTAAATCTGCTATGTCTGTTGATAAACTTATTCCTTTTGTTATCGACGAGAAACCTGCTATCGCTGATTTAGGAGTGAAAGTGTCTTCAGATATTATCGCTATGAGATTACCGTCATTGAATAATTTTGTTATGTTCTGTGATCCATCACTTGAATCCAATATAGTGTCGTATGTGAATCCATTCGTTGTTCCTGTGGAACTAGGTGGTCCTACCAACACCGAAGATGTTCCGCTGTAGTAGAACATCTGTCCTGTGCCTGAATCTATCCAGATGTCTCCAGCCGCCATGTTGGATGGTGCATCTGATTGGTATGGTGCACTACCTCCCGCTGTCTGGAACGCTGAGCCGTTGTACACTTGTAATTTAGCATTCGTTGAGTCCCACCACAACTGTCCTTCTATGGGTTTGGTAGGAGCCGACGAGTTTGAAAAATTTTCTAACAAGTGCAGGAAATTCTCTGCTATGGATTCCCCATAACCTGCATATCCTTTACCTATGAAACTGATATCAGTCTGAGTGTTTAGCACACCGTCCTGTACAGTGTACTGGTTCGGCGAACTAGAACTATTTGTCTTGTTTACAGTGTATGCCATTAGTATCCTGTGTTACCACCTGATGTTGTTCCACTCACTGTGTTTGATGTTGACAGTGCAGTCGAGCTAGTTTCAGTGAAAGTTGTTAAACTTTGAATCCTTAGAGTGTAATCAATCTGTATTAGTCTGTTCAATGACTTTTGTACCGGGTGGAAAATGACGTGTGTCAACAACTTGTTCGTTGACCCGTTTTCTGTACCTTCCCAACTCTTCAAACCTAGTTCATCGAACACATAGTCGCCATTAAAATCAGTTGTGTTGTCAAAAGCCGCCTGTCCAGTTGGTTCACCGTAGTCAAGTGTACAAGTCACAACGATGTCTGTGTACTTGTTACCCGCTGTGTGTCTCACTTCCATCTTGTTCCTTGTGGTGTCTTTGTTGGTTGCACTATTGTCATCTACCACTTTGTAATAAGTCTGGTTGTACAATGTTGCGTTTGTGCCAGTTGAATTTGGAGTAAGGTATGTGATTATACCTGTTGGGTCAACACTTGTACCACCATTACCCAATGCAATCTCATGTACGAACCCTGTTGTTTTGTTTGCTAAAGAATTAGCAAGTGCCTGAGACATGTTCTCGTAGTGTATCGCATTTCTCTTGTCTACGATAACTTCACCTGTCTCTGGATCTGAAATCTTGATATGCCCCGTCATCATAACACCCGTGTTATCCTGAGGCTTTTTGTTCTCTTCTTTTGCTTCTGTGGGTTTGTTGTCTTGTGTCATCTAGTGTATTTATTCAGGTGCGTTTGTAGGCTCGTTAGCAATGAATTTAGCCTGTTGTGTGCCGGAAGCCTGTAATCCTTTACCATCTGCTGGATTACCATCTAGTGCCGTGTACCATACCTGTCCTTTCTTGTGTAATACTTTTATCTGTGTGCCTGAAGCAGGTGCAGAGCTCAATGTCACTGCTGTTGTGCTTCCGTCCACAGAATAGTTGATAGTCGATCCATCCTCGCTAGTGAGCAACAATCGTTGGCCACCAATGAATATGTCTAACTCACTAGCGGATGATGGTGCTTGTGATAGTGCGAATGTTAGTGTGCTACCGTCACCTGTGAAGGTGTTGGTGTACACAGTGTCCGCATAAGGGATGGTTTGAGTACCAGACGCATCTACCACTTCCGTGCCTGATCCATGCTCCTTAATTCCTGTTCCCAGGGTACCACGTCTAAGTTGTCCCAACGTGTTACCTGTTTTTGTAAAGTATTCTATTCTCTCTTTGTCTATGAACACAACGCCTGGGGTGTTGCTGGCAATATTTGGTGTAAGCAATACACTACCATCTTCCACAGTAAATGTCTGTGTGCTTTCTGTCATGTCCAGTACCAATTTTGTTGTTGCTGTTTTGGATATACGTTTGTAGAACGTCCTGTTCAACATGTCTTTGAATATCCTAAAGCCTGTGGCACTTACTGCAGAGTCTAGTGCAAAATACAACACGTCTAATCTGTCTGTGGCAACTATTGTTCTACCAAGTACCGTTATAGTATTTCTGTTTAACGTGTAGTCATATCCTTGAACAAGTTGTTCGCCATTGAGCCACACAAACGTATAAGCCTCGTTAAGAGGTTCGAATCTTAAATTAAATTTACCTGCTACTGTGTAAGGGTATGCCGCAGAACTAGACACTGTCCCAGCCAACACTTCACGTCTTTGTTTTGAACCAAGAGCGTTGTTAATTGTTGTTACAGAAAGCACATCATTGACCGAAATAGGATTTCCATCTGCAGACAGTTGAACTGGATTTAAAATTATGTCAGTGCCTTCGTTGTAGTATTGATAGTCCACCAATGTTGTTATTGCAACAAGATCATTGGCACTAGGAGCATTTGTAAACACTATTCTGTCAGGACTTCCTGCGATATCAGTTGTGAGCGATGATGAGTCTGAACTACTTGTTGTGTCATCTGCTGTAGTAACAGTGCCTGCTAGATCAACAGTGTAGTCTGTGTTCAGATTCTGTTGGACTCCGTTTAAATGCACCTGTATCTGTGCGGCACTTGTAATATTTTTACTAGGGTCAATTGTTGAATCATCTCCTAGAGGATTTGTCCAAGAAGAATCTTCTCCTATCCCAGTCAAATTAGTGAACAAGAATCTTGTTGTTGTTCCATCTCCTAAATAGTAACTAACATCAGGTCCACGGAGCATTTTTCCATCTAATTCTATTATGGTTAGACCAGAGAATGGTCCTATTGCTCCCGGTGGATAAGTCAAAGTATATCTGTTTGTTGAACCGTCATATGTGATTGCCTGATTCCTTACACTTGCAAAACTTCTAGTGCTTGTGGTTGACTTGTTGAAACCTGCTATCTGTATGTAAGAACTTGCCGCCGGTGCCGAATCGAAAACGACTGTAATGGTATTTGCTCTTGTCGTTGTTGTGTATGCTGTTGTAGGAACTCCGTCCACGGTTACGTAGATGTCTGAGGACGTAGAATCTAGATTGAATTCACCTCTTGTAGAAGTCAAGAACGATGTTGTACTTCCATCGCCTGTGAAAGTGTTTAGTACTCTGTAGTTCTCACCTGATATTGCAAAAACTTTTGTTGATATAATGCTGTTGTTTACAGGTGCTGTGTCAAATGTTATAGTTTTGTTCGCCACATCTATTGTGTAATCATTAATTGTAGAATCCAATGCACTGCCTTTTTGTATCACGCCGTCAACGGCCACGGTCACTGATCCTAAGGATCCTGGGAAATTTCCAATGCTGAATGTTGTTGTGCTTCCGTCACCTTTGTAATTTTTCTCACTTATGAAAGGAACTCCTGACTCTGGTGAAGTGTACACCTTTATATCTAGTGTATCGAACAACTGACCAGGAACAGTTTCTTCAGGTGCGTAACTAGTATCTGGTGAAACAAGAGCATCACCTTCTAGAACAATGTCACTCGGTGCATGTCCTAGTGCTGATGTGAAAAGTCCACCTTTGACTATCGAATCTAGTGTCCTGTCATCAGTCGGTGTCAATACTCCGTCATCATCAAAAGGTATGAACTCTACTAGAGCATTTTCTTCTGGTAGTTCACTTATTGCAAATGTCACTGTTGAACCATCACCTCTGATAACATCAGGGAGTTTTTTCCTTGTGCTATCATCCTGCGTGATGTACACTTGATAAACTTCTGTTGTGGCAGGTGCAGTGTCAAAAGTAAAGTCATCATTCACTCCGTTTGCTCTGAATGCCTTTATCCTAGAGTCTCCATAGTTGTCCCATGGGAAATCATACCAACCCGCTTTGTCCCAACCTGCTTCTTGGCTGAATAGTAATCCTGTGACCATCGTTCCACCATAGTCAACGCCTGTCATCACTTGATCCAGTTCATTTCCTGGCATTCCTGCTCCTGGCGTGTAGAAACCTTTGGTCCTGTCAGCGGCTGTAAGTCCTGTCTCATCGCCGTACACCTTGTAAACACTACCGACGTTGTCGTCGAAGTCTGTTGATGATGTGAATGCACTGGTAACTTTATAAAGTTGGTTGTTGTACCTTAACAGGTCATTGTAAGCATAGTTTGTGTTGGCCGCCCAATCAACAACTCTAGATGTGCTGGACACCCTGTCGAATTTTATTGTCGTGTCAAAGTCTCTTACCAGGTCGTTGGCCAAATTAGCATATGCCCTTGCTGTGTCTGACGGCGTTGACCCGTCATCAGCACCACCTGTGATGACAACCATCGGAGTGGCTGTGTAATTTGCCCCTTTGCCTGTAAGTGTAATTTTAGTGACCTTACCATCCTGCACTGTTGCCGTTGCCGTGGCCGCGGTTGTGCTTGGAGTCTCATACATTTTGTACGCACCTGATCTGGTGCTGGTAGGAGTGATAGTTGTGCTTGGACCATAAAACAATCCAGAGAAGCCGTCGAAGCCGTACGTGTTGGTGGTTCCTGCACCTCCGTTTTGACTGTCCCATACTTTTGCTTGAGTCTCACTGCTGAATAAAGGATAATAGTACCCGTAACTGCCAGACGTCGACCCTCTATTGCTGGTTGCTTGTATCTGGAATGGACCTGTTGATGCCACAGTACCACCAACTATGTTTACTGTAGGTGCCTTGGTGTATCCAGATCCGCCATTGATAATTGTTATTGATGAAACATATTTCTTATGGTAATCGTTCCACATCTGCCAAGGGTATTCAGTCAACTTCGCAGTGTCGAGACTTACATTCAAAGGTCTTATTTTTCCAGTACTTTCGTCATAAAAAGTTGGATTGTCAAAGTCTGTGTATATGCCGTCTTGAGTCTCCGTCTTGTCATAGCCTAGTGTGTATTCCCTTAATTTTGTGTGGAAAGGTTTTACTTCGTTGATGTAACTTTCTATCCAAGAGTCTGTGCCAGTGGTGTAAGACTTCCGTTGGTCTAATTGTCTTACAGTGTTCTTAGCATTTATGAATGAAGTTTTAAACATCCAATCCACATACGTCTGTTCTGAAAGCACTTTTCGTAATCCTGTGAAGAACAATGTATTGTATTCTATTGCTAGATCATTGATGAATAAATCATCCCTCAGTGCCGTAAGTATTTTCCTAGTTTCCTGGCTTGGTTCCTGGTCAAAGAAGTTGCCATCGAATGTGTCCTCGCCTGCGAAGCCGGATGCATCTTGGCTGTAGTCGTAAAGTTTAGTGCTCAATCTGATGGTTCCGTTTTCTGTTCCAACGTTTTCCCATCCTGTGGCGGTCTTCATGAACAGTTTCCATCCACCTGTGTCTGCACTCGTTACTTTGACGTGTTTGCCTATGGCAAGATCAAGCGTGTTCAGATCGTACTGGTATGTGACCTGTTTGTCAATCTTGGTGTTGTCATCATGCGCCATGTCACCGTCTGTCTTGTACCAATCCGTGTAACTCCAATATGCACTAGTGTTATAAGTCTGTACTTTTGTTCTTGTGAATTCTGTACCGTCCCATTGGTATATCGCCCAAAGGTTGTTTGCTGTCTCGTCTGCTTTGACCAAGTAGTTCACGGTTCCCGAAAGATCTGCTGTGTTGAGGTAAGTCAGTTCTGCATATGTATCAACTGTTGCGTCCCATTCGCCACTCTGTGCTGTGGGTTCTGGTTCCTTGGAGTCTAAATTTGTTAAATTGACCTGGCCCACCAACTGATGTTTTTTCAACACACTGTTTGCGTAGTCTATGATCTCTTTTAGTGCATTATACCTATCAACATACCAACTCTGTCTCGGCCTTACTTTGTTACCGTATCTCTCGTTTACTGGTAGGTTTAGATCTGGTACCACGTCGCCGGCAGTGTTTTTTCCTATCAGAGAGTCCCACCAACGTGTTTCTATCTGATGACCTGGCCTGTAGTCGGCATCGCCTTCCCTGACCAATTTCCAAACACTGTGTGAATCACCCTCGAACGTGTTTGCTCTTATATCTATGTTAAGCACTACATCGTCATTGGTTAAATTTGAGATGTTATTCAATAGTAATTTGTTGGTGTCTGTGATAGAATAGTATTTGAAGCCAAATCCCCTTGGGTTTGTGATCAAGTTGGCCACAAAGGCCACTGTGTTCTTCCTGTGTTGGTGAGCGTGCCTGTCATTCCTTGTATGGTGGCCTGTTGGCAATGTTGTCTTGTCTTTGACCCAGTAGTAGTAATAGTTAACAAATGTGTCTAATCTAGAATCATATTTTTGTACTACTGTGTATTGAGAATCATCACCATATAATGCTGTTCCTGATATTGTTGTTGCGGTGCCCTCAACCCTCCTGTTCCATTCGCTTGGCAGTAATAGAGATTCCACCCATTCATAAATGTCTATGCTGGAACCCGGGAATGTTTGTCCCCAGTGGTTGTGTTTGTATTCCTGTGTGTCTTGCTCGTACCATAACCATTTTACCGTTGACAGATTCCACCATACTTCGCCTACATGATCGTCGGCCCATGGCGTACTGGTGTTCGCATTGTCTCCAACGTTGTAAGTCGCCGGATCCCATGCAGTTTTGATGTCTATTTCCCTATCTGCTACACCCAATATTCGACCCTTGACAGGATCATACAGGTCATAGTAGTCTCGTAGTTGTTTTGATTTATTATCGAACTCAAAAACTTTTCCTAATTTATCTGTGTCCATCAGTGCTGTCTCTGTCACTAGATTCTTCCATGCGTACTCGCCATTGACTGTGAGATCATAGCAAGACACTGTTCCGTCATTAACTATCTTCGTGCTACCGTCTGTTGCTGTGTTACCGTCGTCATTAGGTGCCCCAACGAAAACTGAATTGTCAATCATGCAAACGCCTCTGCCAAAGTCATCGTCTGCTGTGACATTGTCTGCCATTAGTCTATCATCCACAACAAATTTTGTGTTGTACATGGTTGCCGTGAACGCCCCTCCGGATCCTATGTTGCTGTCCACTATGGTAGTGTCCTGTAGGTCAAATGTTGTCTCGCCTGCGTCAAATTTTATCTCTCTGTCACTTGCGAAGCGTTCCGCACCTATGACAGCCCTTGTGCCATTGCTGTTCAATGAAAGGCTAGTACCAAACTTCATGTTAGTGCTTGATTCAGGAGCATTTATAGTTTGCTGTAGCGTGTAAGTGTTTGTGGAATCGTCTGCGTTCCATTTGTAATAATACACGGCACCAGAATCTGGATGAACCGTTCCGTCCACACCCGGTGCGCCTATTATAAGTGTGGTGCCGTCTTTGCTCATTGCTATGGATTCGCCAAATGCTGTGTTAATGCTTGAACCATCTGATGCCACACCTGTCAGGGTTTGTGCCAGTGCGAATGAATTTTGTGTGCTACCATCATTGCTCTGTGACGTCTTGATGAATATCTCTACCTTGCCCGCGTTGCCAGGTGCCAGTGAGCTGACAGCCAGTATGTCACCGTTGTCGTTGGCCTGAATCCTGTGTCCGAATCTCTGTCCGGAACCACCCGCTGGTGCCTCTATTGTGTAGTCCTGTGTCCATGTGTCATAGGTTGATCCGTCCGCACCCACTCCCCATGTGTACATGTACACCCTACCTTGATCATTGTCATGGCCTGGTGCTGATACAAATAGATACTTGTCTGTTGTTGTCCTCACTGAACTTGCACCTGGCTCAGAAATTTTATGTGACCATCCAAAGTTAGCATTCTCATTTAACGTAGAACCATCTGTTGGTGCCCTTACAGTGTCAAGTAAACCATATTTGAATGTGCTTGGATCCCATATGTAAATTTTTACAAGTCCTGAATCAAGGAACCTTGTGCTACCGTCGGCGCCTACTGCGTTGGTGTATGGTGCGCCAGCAACCACAAAATTCTCATCTGTGCTGATAGACAAAGATTCACCAAGTCTACTGGTGTTGTCGTCGTTGTCTGTCATCGTTGCTGTTGACTGCGTCTGTAAAGTGGCTCCTGCTTCCGTCGAAGACCTGAACAGGAAATGCACCTCACCTTGTCCTTTACCTGGTGCTGATGCTATCACTGTCCTTCCGTCATTACGTGCCACAACCCTGTGGCCGAACTCCTGTTCTGCTGTGCTGGCATCTGGTGATAGTACTATCGCTGACGTGTATGGATCCTGTTTCTCGTACACACGCCACAGTCCTGAACTGTCCGCGTCCGCGAACACCTTGTCTCCCGGCTGTTCTATGGCGTCATTTTTGTCTGTGTAGTTCTCGAAATCTATTAAATCATTTACATTGTCCATGGACGCCAACCTAACAGATATGAACTTGTAGATGTTTCCGTAACTGTCTGCCGTTGATCCGTCCTCCAGTGCGGGGATGAATCCCACGTTGCCGTCGTAATCTATGATCACCGTCTTGTGATCAGGTGTTGCACTGATCTGGTACACACCGTTGAGTGTTGCTTCCTCGCTGTTGGATATGCCAAAGTAGTCCGCCTGTGTCGTTGTTGAGCCTGCCGTCAAGTTGTGGGAGCCAGTGAACGTGATCTCCAACTGTGAGGCATCATTTATCAAGTGTAGATCTGCTATCTTTATGCCAGCACTGGTGATCCTGAACACGTCCCAATCATTATTGCTCTTGTTGGCAACCCATATCAGGTCATGTGTTGTTACAGCGTTCATGTCCAAATTCAGTATCTCGTCGATGTTGAACGCAGTGTGTTGTACCTGTTGCGGTTGAGGATATCCTGCGGTCTTGAACACCTGTGCTGTGTCCCTGCTGACGCCTTCTTTTGTGTAGTCCAATCTCTTGAATGTGGTCGATGCCGTGTACTCAACCGGCTTGTAGTAGAAGTTGTCTTTGACTATCCCATCCGATCTTGCATATTCAACCGTGTCATTGGATGTGTCCAACAATTCAATGCTCTGTGGATCTGCTGTGATCTCGTCATCTTTCAAGACTATCTGTATGTTCTCTATGGAATCTGTGTTACCGAAGTTACCTGTACGTATCATCCATTCCGGATACAGGTCCAGAGTGATGTCCTCTCCCTCGTACTTGGCCTTCAATATCTTGTCTATGGCGTTCTGTGTGCCCTTCTCCCTGATGTAGCCTTGGTAGAACTTGTACTGCGACACGTCATTGACGAAAAGGTTCTCCAGGTAGTCCCTTGATTGGTATCCTGTGAGCCTCTGTGCCAACTGCTGTTGCGATTCGTCGAAGTTGTTGGTCTCTAAATCATAGAAGTCGTTGAACTGTGCTATCTTGTACTCGAAGTTGGGTATCAACTGTGGTGCTGGTTTCTCATCTTTGAGTGTCCAGTTGGTTTTTTCGAAAGTAGCACCCGAGTTGTGATTGGTCTTTGCCACGTAGAACTTGCCTTGGTACTCCACGCTGTCGCCGATCCTGTAGTCTGTGTTGGCCGTCCAGTATGTGACCTGTGCGGCGTCAAACACGAAGCCAGGTGCGTAGTAGTCTCCATTCCACCCTCCTGTCTTCCAACCCACCAGTTTCAATCTCTGTTGTCTGAATCCTGTGAATGGATCATAAATGATGTCTGCGAACACTGTGCTGTTGTCAAACAACAAAACGTGTTCCTTCTGTACGGTATTAAGTGCTATGTTGTACAGTCCAACGGTGTCGGATTTGATCCCTAGTTCAAAAGTCTTACCTATTCTTTTGGTAGATATCTCACTGACATCTATCTTCCTACCGCCGGAGTCTAGTAGTGAATAGTCTCCTGCCAGGTTTCTCAGTTTCCCCACAATGCTGTTGTTGGTGTCTAGTTCGAAACCATCCGCGGCCGGAGAAACGGTTATTGCTGATCCTGGTGACCACTCCTGTGTGGTCCAAAATAAAAATTCTCGTACAGCATTTGACCAGTTTAGTGTTTCTTTTATTTCGTTCGAGAACTTGTTGAATCGGAATCCTTGTGATTCAAGCCATTGTCCATAGCCAAACAAGAAATCAGCAACATCCTGTATAGTGTCAAACACGTGACCATATGGGATGGTGTGTGTGATACTTTGGTATGCGGTGTACTGCTCTACTACCGCTGATCCCTCGACAGACACTGCTGTTGCTGTCGTGGTCTTGACCGGATAGTTGAAATTGAAATATGGTTTGGTAGTGCTGTAACCCAACACCTTGTATCCTCCCAGTATAGTGGAACCATCCTGACTGATATCTGTGTTCTTCTCTATCAGCACACCAGAATATTGGAAACTCTCTACAGGATTTGATGTCCTGAAAAGTATCTTGTAGTTTTCATCCGGGATGAATTTTGATCCTGACTTAGATCCTGGTGACACACTATCTGTTAAGATTTTTATGTTGTCTTTGTCGGTGAATCCGCCCAACTTGTAGGATAGTTGTACAGATAAGTTCTTCATCTTATCATAATAGAAAGTTTTACTGTCTATGTTCCTCGATATCATGTAATTGACCACAAAGGGTTGGTATCCTGCCGTCTGGTATCTTGTCGTTACACCTGTTGCTGTATTTGTTTCCGTTTCTAGATGATATTTCGCTGTTGCTAGTGTGTTCCTAATACCAGTATCTGTGTTGATCTGGTTACCTGCAACGTTCGTCGTCAATCTAGATGGATCAAAAAGATTAGAGAAGAACTTAGCAGGTTTAGTCAGTGCCAATGCTTTAATGACCGTGAATGGGTAAGCACTGGATCTCCTCCATGCCGTCTCCGCTGGTGCTTGATCGCCAAACTTCCATGCGTTCTGTCTTCCTGGTATATCAAAGTTGTCAACTAGTCCCGCCGCCAGTGGATCTAAAAGATTACCTGATGCGTCAACAGGTAGGTAGTCCCTGATCGAAGGTTTCCCGTATCTGCCTGTCTGTGTTGCAACAGCGTTCCATAATACATCATTACCTGATGTGTATGGAGCGGTTCCGTAGGTCGCGTCCCACGTGCTAGGCTTCTCTGAATGGCCCAGCATCTCCCATGGCCTAACATGTGGAGCATCTGTGTCGTAGAAATATTTGTATATGCCTCTCCAGTGTCCTGGTAGGTTCTCATCAATCAGTCTGCCTTTTGATCTAGCATAATTGTACGTGAAAGGTGATCCCTCCGTGAACGCAGTGTTGTTGATGTACTGCACATTGTTACGGCCTGCCCACTGATAGAAGTCTGGTCCCATCACCCCGTCCACTTCTTGTAGTGTGTACTCCGTTGATGTGAAAGCACTTGGCAACACATCGTGTATGTCTACCAAAGTGGCATCATAGGTTACTTTGATGTTGTTGTAGATCCTTTTTTCTAACTCTAATATTAAATCATCACGTTCATCTCCATACGCCTTGATTATGGAACCGTCGTGCTTACGGATCACTGCCGTGTCTGTGAGATACGTGGTATCTGTGAATGTCTCCGGTGTGAACTTGGCATACATTCCCAGTTTAGTCGGCGACGGTGGCATGTAACTGCCTGTGGTGTCTGTGTAATCTTTGATAACAATCTTGTCACCTTCGGCTAGGGCCTTGCTAATGCTGACACTGTCGTCTGTTGTGCTGAAAGTGTAATCTGTGCCCAACAACAACTGCACATCATTCAAGTAAACATAGACTGCCCTATTGCTCAAAGTCGTTATGTCGTGTTGTGAGTCCAGTGCATAGTCTGTCTGTGATGATCCCATCACTGTGTATGATCTGGTTGAAACGTTTTCTCCCCAACCTACCATGTCTTCGTAGTAGAACGGGAAACCACTATTTCTACCTGGTGTTATGGCCGCGATTATCTCGTCAACCCTGTCAGCGGCAACTCCCTCGTATGCCGTACCTGTTGTATGTGTTAAGAATGCGTTGTACCATTTCTCGTATTCCTGGCTGACATAATCTATTGACGAAATCATGTTGGAATTCTGATCCGCCAAACCAAATATGGCCGGAAGCAATGGTCCTTCGTGTTGGTGTATGCTACCGCCTTTCAATCTCGCATCTGGCTTGTCTCGTAGATTTGAAAGTCCTGGTATCGCTCCTGTAACATCTTGATTCTTGTCAAGTATGTCTCTGACATGGGCCAGTATCTGACCAAATGTAAATGTGCCCAACTGTTGGTTGAGACCGTTTGTCGCTAAATTTTCCGGGATCTCGTATATGCCCTTGTCAGCGATCTTTTCAGCACTACTATGTCCTGCAATCCGGATCTGATCATCGACTTCCAGGGCGTTATTAAATTTTACGTATTTGTTTTTTGTTCCTGTTTCTAGTGTGTAATCGGTGGTCAGTGTCTTACGCGAACCATTGACCGATACCGATAATTCAAGATCTGTTAGGTCCGCTGAATTCTTGTAGAAGTCAACGGGGAACAACTGCTTCTCAGTTGCGTCGACTATGAAAGTCCTGATCACCCGCTGTTTGCTTTCCGTCGTCCTTTTGATCCAGGCACCCCTTGAATTGTGCGTTGACCTGCCTGTCGTGTAGTGCAAGTGACCCTCGGCCAAGTTCTTTGTGATTGTGGACGTTCCGCTCTTGTAAGTGAAGGTTCCTGATGTGTGATCTGAATCGAATACGATGTCTCCCACGTTGTTGATGGTGTTGTATTTTACCTTGATACCAAGCACCGTGTCAGTGGTTGCCGTGTCAGACGTTGCGAAAGCAAAAACCTTTGCTCCAGCGAAAGTTGAATTGGGATATGTCGTAGCATCATCGAACGAGATGTGATTGTTATCCCACATACCGAACAACGGCTGTTGGTTGACGCCTGTTTTCTGTTGTGCTTCTTCAAAAGTTTCAGTAGTATCGTCGTAGTAAAAAGTTTTTCCCTGGTTTGTTGTTCCAAACTCTATGAAAATAGAATCATTGCTGGTTGGCGTGGCATCAGATGCCTCTGTTAAGTTTATGACCTGTGTAGAATCTCCCGCTGTGACGAAATTCACATCATAAATCTTGTTCTTTACTATGGGATCCGTGTCCGCCGCGAACACTACCCTCATTCCGTTAGCAAGTGCTAGTCCGTCAATGATGTAACCAGTCTGCTTGACAACATCACTGAAGGCGTCTGTGGTCACTGTGTCATAAAGTGTCACTGATTTTTTAGCAACAGTTCCATGATTGTAAAGTTCTAATCCAGAGTCAAATTCTATGATGGGTCTTTTTGCCCTGTCGTCCTCATTAAGCACAGGAGTGTGCCCACCTATCCTTGCAGTTTCCTCAATAACTGCTCTATGGAACCATCTGTTGTATCTAGACCATGCATTTTGATCCTGAGAATCCCTCTTGATTGTGATGTAGTCTTTGTTGTCTGGAGTGTAGTACGCTTTCGCATATGGTCGTGAATCGTATCCTACTTGGTCATAGAGTATAGTTGATTCTGTAGCGTAACTGCCAGGTGTAATCAAGTCTTCAACATCAGTAAGTGTGATAGAATCACCAACTCCTTCTACGTAATATTCTTTATTCTGGTAAGCCGATGGTACCAACGAATTGGTGAATTTAATTTTCATGCCATTTGAAAGATCTAAAGTCCTTAGGCTATAGTTTTTTACACCTATGATATCATCTTCTACGTTGATAGTAGTAGTGCTTACAACATCTCGTATCTGTAATATGCCGTACATGGCATCATGGTTTCCGCACTGATAGTATAAAGTGTCTGGTGCACCTGTGGTGGGAACTGTGAATGTGACAGTTCCGTAATCTGCTCCATTGTTGGTAACTCCTGTATCGAATATCGTTGATGTAGAGCCGTCCTCTGATACCTTGCTCTTGTATGGCTCGGTCATTATCCAGAAAGGATGTCCTTTGGCGTTCACATCAAACTTATAAGTGTTTCCCCTGTAAAGCGTCAGTATGGGATTATTCTCGTTCTCCCTGTGTGTAAAGTTGTAGGCCCCTTGTGCCAAATTCTCAACCGAATACTCGATAACCGCACTGGGTCCAACCGAATCTATCTCTAATGCTCCAGGCCCTTCTGGTATCCAGTAGTACTCTCTGTAGTTGACCAATTTGTCATAGTCTATCGCCGGGTTCCATGAGTACACAGTCTCTTTGTTCAATCTGTCATGGTTATTGACCTTGCCTCCTAAGTACTTGATCTGGTTTATGTAATCATCGTACGTTCCGGTGAACTTGACTTGATCTTCGGGATTGACCGATGTTGTGTCTCTGTCTGTATATGTCACAGTAGGCTCTAACTGATATGCGAACCTATCTCTACTTGTGGCAGTGATATATCTGTCACTGACTTTTCTTGTGTAAGCATCCTGTCTTCCTATGTAACCGTCTAGTCTCTCCAGTGAACCTTTCTGTACCAACGGATCCATTGTGCTGGCCAGGAAACGTTGATTGGCGTCTGTCCTGTAGAAAGCAGGTAGGTGCTGAACTGTACGCCTGTACTCGTTGTTGTCCTGTTTGACAACTTCGTTATTGGTTAAAGCGTTGGTGGGATTGTCTGCCATTAGTATCCTGACCCACTACTGCCGGTGCTTGAACCGGAACCTGTTGTAGTAGAGCCTGACACTGCTGATCCTGTCGTGGTGTTGGTCGTGGCAGTTGATGTTGATGTGACCACAGTGCCAGAAGACGCCAGTTGGTTGGCTCCCAGTGCTGTTATGATTGACACATCATCAACGGTGGCCCCACTGATGAAAATCTCGTCTGCCGCTGAGTCAATTTGGAACAAGGACCCAAAACCCTGTCCTGACTGGTTGGGCACAATGACCGCTGTCAACAAGTCTGGTGCTAGTTCATTGTGTATGTAAGCGGCCAATTCTGTAAAATAAAAAGCGTCTCCAAAATCCCAGTTGTCCAGTGCGAAGAATTCGTTTATCGCGGCGATCACTCTGGTCTTGATCACTGCGTCTGACACATTGGTCTTTGGATTTTTTACAACCTTGAAAGTTGCCTGTAGTTGTTCGTCTGCATTTGAACCAAACAAAATTTTGTATTTTACTGGATGGTAAATGATTTGATCAGATAAAGATTTCAATGGATCGAGTGTGCCTGAGTAGTTGATTCTCAACTGGTCTGCTGTTGCTACAATTGGTTTCGATCCGCCTTCCTGTAACCATATCCTGAACAGGTTATCATAGGTCCTCTCCAATAGGTACACATCAACAATGTTAGACACGCTGGGATCTATCCTGGTTTCCTGCCCGGCATGGTGTTTGTATTGGAAGTTAATTGAACTCCTGCCCTTCCTTGCTGTGTAGTCCGTTGTCGTGGTCAAAGTATTAGTTGTAGAACTGTACTTCTTGATCACGTCCTCGGCGCTGTCATAGAAGTAAAATAATTGCTCGTCTGTATAAGTCGACGTGTTTAAATTTATGTCTGTTTCCTTTTCAGCAACAATGAAGTTGGTTGATGCGTATGGTCTGAATCTTTCAATTGCGTCATATGATGTGTACTTCTCAAAGAAAACGAATTTTGTGGATTCTGAAAGTGTTGGTTCAACGTATATGTCAAACAGTTCAGGATTGTCCACAACACCGTCATCGTCCGCATCAAAGAAACCAACCTTAACTTTCCTGTTGTCCTGGAAACCGTCTACCTCTGTCACCACATCAACTACCTGCCAAGTGATTGGGTATCCAACACTGTTTCCTGTTGAAACGATACTGTTTGTTTTTAGTATTTTTACCGTGTCTTTCACACTCCTGCCTGTTGTGTAGTCGTAAATTTTTTCTTCCACGTCATAGTGGAACTTGTTCTGCGACTCTGATTCGAAAATGTAATCCAGTTTCCTGTATTGTACAGTGTAGGTGTTTCCGTTGTTGGTAAATTTAAACCACCAACTGGCATCCGCGTTTGTTCCTGTGGTTGAACCTGTGTTACCAAGACTGAATGTTGAACTGGTGCTTAGGTTCGTAGAAGTGATTACCTTCCATGTTTCTGAATCTGTGTCATATCGTAAACCAAATTCCTCATAGGCCTCTATCCTGTCTATCATATCTGCTTCGAGCGTTGCACTGAACGATGTGGTCAGATTTGGAATTATTGCATTGATTACAGAACCGTTTGGCACTATGTTATTAAGTGTTACTGGACCAACACCCGACTCTAGGTTTCCTACTCCGCCGTTGGCTCCATCAAGAACCACTTCACCTATCTTGGCCCATAACCTGTCTTCTGCGTTGTCCGTGGTCGATGTTACCAATGTACCGTTCAGGAACTTCCTTGTGTCTGGCGCTGTGAATTTTACCAATGCACCTGGTTTAGCGAACTTCATGTTGGAAGTTGCATAATCACCTATGACCAACGCTCCACCGGAAGTGAAATAACCTGTGTTGGTGTTCGTAGATGTTGTAGTTGAATTCCATGTTGCGGAAAGTGTGCTGGCATCTTTGGTTCCGTACTTCAAGTAGTAGAACTGTCTGGCGTATGCTTCTTTCAATTTTGCTTCAACAGATGTGTCTATTGTGGACTGTATGTCACTCCTGTTGTTGAATGTGAAAGTGAACTGCTGTACTGATTCCTCCCTGTACAGTATGCCGTCCTCGGCGAACACGCTCACGTTCGAATATGCTCCTGTAGGATCAAGTATCTCTTTTGCCCTGCTTATACCTGATGCTGATCTGTTAACGGATCTAACCTTCACTATCTCCTGTGACGCACTCAAAGGTACCACTTGGTAGTCCTCTGCCGTGATCATCCTGTTCTGTGAGTAGTATACCTGTGCCGCTTTCTCTTTGATTGAGTCATTTGACTCGGTCGCCGCTGAATTGTAAACGCTGGCCTTGAGGCCCACACTCATGGTCAAACTCTGCTGTGCACCGTTGGCGTCCGTGTATGGCACGGTCAACTGTACGTTCTGCATGTCCGATGACTGTATCGCATACTTGGCGTTGTCACTGACTCTGTAGTAGGTCCTGAAGTTGCCCAGAGGTATGTTTGAGAAGTTGCCGTCTCCGAACACAAAGTCAATCGCGTCGTTGTTCTTGGTCACTACATTGAAAGTGTTTCTCTCTGCTTTTGACAGGGAGTTATAAATGGCATTGTTGCCTGACAATGATGGCACCTTGGTCCAAGATTCAGACAACTGTCCGAACTGGTCCAACTTGTACAGCCACACGTCCGTGTCGTTTATGTTGGATGTTTCAATACTTTTAACATAATTTGTGATCGCTGTGTCCACATTGAACTCTTGGTTCTGCATTGTCCCTTGTTTGAACAGGAAGAAGAATCCTGTGTTGTTGGAACTGTCTCCGGATCCGTCGGTCCTATAAGTGTAGGTCAATCCTGTGCCAGGCACAGGTGATGATTCGTATATGCTGTCTGAATCTGTTATGGTACTTGATACAATTTCGAATGATCTCGATATGCCTCCCACTGACTTCTGGAACTTGAATATGGGTAGGTCCAATTGGTTTGAACTCAATGTGTAAACTTCTGTTGTAATTCCACCTATGGTGCCTGATTCCCTAGGATTGCCAAAAAGTTGTCCTGTTTGATTGGCCGCATTTAATATGGTTGTGAACTGCTCTCTGTAGTTTGCATTTGCCGAATCGTTCCAAATTATGTTTGAGTTTGCCAGATTTGTTCCTGTGCTGTCTTGAACATCTTGTGTTGTAGATATCGAATCTATCTTCAACATTCCCGTTGCAGGTTTGTTTCTCTTGGCGTTGTAGTTGATCAACCTCGCCAATCTTAGAACACTGTTTCTTCTCTCCGCGGTCTCAAGGAAGTTCTCCCTGGCGTTTAGATCAACCCTGAATGAAAGTGCCTGTGAAATATAAGCAATAAGATCTATCAGGGCCACGTACTCAGAACTCTCAACGAAATCGTTGAAATCATCTGGGTAGTTCTCTTTGAGATAGGCCACCATGGTCCTTCTCAAGGTCTCGAAGTCGTATGATTTGAAATCTGCCTGTTGGAAAGCCTGGTAGATTTTCCTCCAATCTTCCGCTACTAATAATCTGTTCTGTCTATCTGTTGTGGCCATTGTAATTACAATGGTATTTATATGTTAGGAAATGTGCGTATATTAAGATAGGCGTAACAACGAATTCTCATCGAAGTTGAATCTCAGTTTCTCTGTGATGTTCAGAGGAACATAGGTTATAGTGGCCTGTATGGCTATGCCCTTGTCCGCTTCCGTGACCAAGATCTCCTCTGTGGAAATACGTGGATCTGCGTTCAAATTAGCGGTTATGTCCTCCACTATGGCGTCCTTGAGTTGTTCTGTGAATGGTTCAAATATGGCATCGTATATGATGGTGCCGAACTCTGGATTCTCTACCCTCTCGCCCTTACGCACACTTAATCTGTTAATGAGGTCTTGCTTGGCTACCTCGAAGTCGTACAGTTTGAAGTTCTGCTTGTCCGCACGTGAACTGAAACCCTTGAAGGTCACTGACTTGTTTGATAGTCCGTTGCCTGATCCTGAATCTCCGTATGCCATATGCTATATTTACTCCCTAAAATCGGAAGAAACTCCTCACTGCACTAATCGCCTGATTTTTTAAACTTGCTACCTGTCCTTGAACGAAACTCATCACCGCCTCCTTTGGATCTAAATTTATTAGTTTATTGATAGCATCTGCCTTTGCCACGAGCGTGTTTAGATTCTTTATGGGCAGTTTGATCTTGTCGTTCAGTTTCACAACCTTGCCTAGTTTGTCTGCCACTGCTTTAATGCTTGGCTGTTTTAATAGTTCCGCCTTAATTATTTTTAATTCTGTCGCTGACAGTTCTGGACTGGTTGCCTTGATCTCTGCCATTGCTTCATTGATGTATGCCTTTGTCCTCTGTGTGCTACTCTGCCTGTCATATGGCTCGTGAGTGACAAAGTCAGACACGGTGGTCTTGTTCTCGATCTTGTTTGGTTTTCCCTGCGGTAATGGATTATCGTCGTCGATGTCTATCAAGCCGTCGGTGACCTTTATGCCTATGGCATCTGGTTTCAACCAACCTGGCCCCCATGCACTGCTGGCGCCGACCGAATTAAAATGTACCTGTGATCCTGCTAGATCTATCCTGCCGCCTGCACCATGTAGTTGTGTTCCGTCCGTAAATGACGATATCCCGTCCCTTGCGTAGTTCCTGACCGAACCTTTCTGGGAACTGTTCAGTATGCCTTTCTCTCCCATCGCAAACACATAACCTTCTGCATTAAGGGCCACGTTTGTCTCAGAAGTAAAATTTATCGCACCCTTGGCATGGAAGTTGATGTTCATGTCTGAGTGTAGGTTGAAGTCCCTGCCCGACCTCATGTTTATACCGCCGTCGGAGTAAACACTTACTGTGCCGTCCGTGTCCATCTCTATGAAAGCCTTGCCCGAACCATTGGCAAGGTACACCACACCCTCTGAGTCGTTCATCAGCAGTTGATGTCCTGATGCGGTCCTCAATCTTGTGAGTTGGTTGGTGCCATCCGCGGCACCGTCGTCCATGACGAAACTGTGTCCTGGATCCCTGTCCGTCTGTACTTTGGTGTTGTCCAACCCTATGTTCAACTCTCGTGAGTCTGGACGTATCCTGCCAGGAGTGTTGATACCAAAAACCCTGCTTGGAGATTCACGTCTGGCTGACGATGATGTTGTACCCCTCACCGTGTCCTGTACCAGTCCCTGTTTCTTGAGTTGGTCTGCTAGAACATCATTGACAGGATATTTCCATTTGTCTATGTTCTGTAAAATTTCGCCTGGTGCGTACAATCGCTGATTCTTCTCACCCGCTGGTAAAAATTCTGTTCCGTAATCTGCCAACTTGCTGGTCTCCGATGCCTCCTGTGCCTCCGCGGCCTTGGATGTGTTGACCGAGGCACCATGGCCTGGCACCTGTTGATTGACCAGGGGTTTCTGCACACAACCTATCCAGAAGGCACTGGCGTTGGACTGTTCTCCCTTGGCGAATATCACCAACACGTCCGTGTCCACGTCCGGTGGTACCGCCCACATGCCGTAACTGTGTTGTGTTTCCTTGTATAGGTAAGGGTCGATCTCAGACACCGCATTGATGCTTTTCGCACCGTAGAACGGTGACAGGTACTGGCACCATATTATCTGGCTGGAAGTTGGATTAGTGGTCTGACTCAGTGCTGGTATGTTCACACCCAGTCTGCCCATCTTGAGGGGATCGTTGGTCACTTTTACCGTAGCAATGTACGGACCTGGATCGTTGTCAATGTATTTCTCATTGAAGCTCTTCTGGTTGTCCTGTGTGTCCGTGAATCCTGCTGAAGTGTATGCCATATTTTTATATTAGTCCCTCAAAATTCTGTTTTGCAAATTCTTTAGCATTATCGATTAGTTCTGATTTTTTGTCATTAATTTTTTTTTCAATATTTACACTGTCTTTGATCTCGGTTATGCTTTTTATGGAGGCGTTTGTCAACAACGGTACTGCACCCTCGCCCTGTTGGTTGTTGAACCTGCTACAGTGCAGTGTCTGTAGGAACTGTCCGTTGTCGAATTTGGTGTCTATCTTGTTGACCTGGTACAGTCCATTGAAGAACAGGTTCTCGTCCCTTACTTTGTCTATGCCGGAGAACATTGTTCCCTCTTTTTCATTTATGTCTGCAGGCAGACGATATCTCACGCTGATTATGGGTTGGAATCGGTCAGCGTTGAAACTGGCTGATGCTGTGTCGAATGATTCATCCTTGGCGCCGAATGACTTGCCGTCCTCTTGTATGGGCACGTACATGTCCTGGCAGATGTAGGTGGGATCTCCCAGTATCTCCAGTTCGATCCTCATCATGTCCACCTCAGGATTGGTAAGGTAATCATAGAACTGCTGGGCCTTGTTGGCCTCCCCTGACAGTGTCTTCACTGTGTTGGCACCCTTGATGGATGATGGATATTGTCTCAGGGGCAACAGTGGTTCTGGATCACGCTCCCTGCCGAACACGTTCTTGAATGCTTCTGTCAGCGGTGCGAACAGTCCCTTCTCTGTGTCACTCTTGTCGTCACCCCTCAAATTCCTCAGGTAGTAAGCGGTCTTGTAGTTGATACGTAGACCCTGCACGTCAACGTTGTCGCCGGTGTAGATGTAGTCATATTCCTTGTGTACCTTGCGACCCCAGTCCACGTTGGCTATGCTGACCCCGGGACCAACGAACTTAAGGATGTGTATCTTGTAGGGTATGGCCTTGTATGTGATGGTCTTTGGATGCATCTTGGTTATGGGATCGATCTTGCTGGTGTCCGTGTACACAGTGGTCTTGATCTTGAACCAGTCTATGTACTGGTTGTTGAACAGTATCTTCTCGAATTCCTTGCTCTTGATTATGGAGGCCACCTTCTCCTTGGTGAGGCTCTCCTTGGTGTAGTCGGTGTTGGACCTGATGTATGTGGTCCAGAAATCGTTGGCCAACTCCTGATAATGGAATCCGGCCCTAATGGCATCCTCGAAGAACTTAGTGACTGCTATGCCCGAACTGGCCTGTGCAGACATGGTGTTCTGTCTAGGTGGGGGTGCATCAAAGTCTGAATTTAAACCAGAAAAGTCTTCTTGGTTTTGTGCTACCGATCCGGCGCTGTTAGTGGTGCCTGCTGTGTTCTTGTACTGTAATCCTTTTTTCTCAAGTTCACCGTCTATCTCGAACTTGTAGATGTCTGGATAATACCTCCGCTGTTCTTCGATCTCCTGTTTCATCTGATCGGACAAGGCACGTTCCGCGGCCGCGGCCCATTGATAAGGATCATTTCCTTCGATGGGCATAGCAGTACGTGGATACTTGAACCTGTCATCGAACGCAAGGTCGGTGTATGGCACCGCCATTATCTGATATCTGGCACCACCCTCGTTGACGTCGAAGTCCACCCTGCTGATCAGTATGGGTATCTTACGTGTGTGGCTCTTGTTGGTGCTGTGTTTGGCGTATGGTCTTCCCTGCTCATCGAACCCCTTGAACTCTATGGTCAGCAACATGGGTGCGTCTTGGTAGTCTAGGAAACCGTTGATCGCAGTCGCGGCCCTGACCTTCTCTATGAAAGTGATACCGTATGGTTCGTGTATCTCGAATTCCATCTTCGTAAAGTTTCCTAGGTTACGTTCCGCGTTGGGTCCAACCGTTGACACCATGTTGACGTTCTCTATGAACAGGTCATGTGCCCTGTCCAATATCTCTATGCTGTCTTGGTATTGCTCGTAGTATTTGGTTATTTCATCAGCCTTTATCAAAGTCCTAAAAAGTGCATTGTCCTGGGTGGTCCTAAAGTCCTTGTACTGTCTTGGTTGCACGTTGGCCTTACCTATGCCTCCGGTACGTGCCACTATGTCATGCACAGGGTTGGTCAGGAACTTGGCTGTCCGGATCTCCTGCTCCGTGATGCCACTCAGTGTGAATATGGTGTTGAACGATGCGTACTGGTGAAGCACGTTGGGTTTCAAGAAAGGTTTGCTGGCAGAACCTGATGTGGTGTATTTCTCCGCCATGTTATATTCCTAGGTCTGAGTTGACGTTGCTGGGTTTAGGCAACTGTATGGTCACTCCTGGTTTGAAGTCGTATATTGGATCCTCTATCTGGTCTGGGTTACGCTGTGCGAACACCCACCAAAGCCTCGGTGAGCCATAAAGGTCATAGGCCAACAGGTCTGGCCTGTATGCGTAGGTCCTCTCAATGGTGTAACTCTGATCGTCATCCTCCGCCGTGATAGTCCTGGGCACGAATGTTTCCAGGTTCACATCATTCTGTGGTGTCGAGAAGTAAGGTGATGTTGAAGAATACTTTGCCATTAGATGAATCCTATCTCGTCTGTGCCTTTACCGTTCAATTCGCCACGTGCGAATTGTGACAGTGAGAAGTTCTTGATTGATTCCCTGCTGTAGATTGGTGTAACCAGCACTGATATGTTTGACAGTGTGGGTGCCCAGGTCTGTGATTCTGCGTTGATATCAAAACCTACGTCAGGGCCATTTGATTGCCTGTAAGGTGAATTTGATTGTTTGGTTGAGATGTAGTCGATGCCCGGTCTGAGTTCCACGTTGAACGTGTTCACTATCACTGGTACCTTGCTGAACATGTGATCACCATAACCTGACATGTGCATGATCGGTGGTGGATTGCCTTTCAACGCCTGTTCCTTGCCAAAGTACATTTTGGTTATGGTCCTCAGGAAGTTCACGGTTGCCACCCAGTGCTTGGCGTCATCTGAATTCTGCACGGGGAACTCTCCGATTATGTTCATGGAGTCCACTTGTGAGTTCTGGTATGCCTGGAACGGGTAGTTGCTGTGTGTCTGTGCCAGGGGGTTGTAGTTGGCCGAATGCTGTATCACCACCGCTGGTGTCAATGGCCAGAATATGCCACGTGAAGGCACCAGTGGCGCCAATAATTCGTTGTTGGCCAGTATGGAGTCGTAGACCGCGTCTGCACCGTTTGGTATCTGCAGTCTCACACGCCAGTCTGTTTTGTCCGAACGTCCGGACCATTTGGCCCTGGACTGCACTATCCTGGAATCCGTGGAAATACCAGCACCCGTGAGCCTGCCCAGGGTCTTGTTGAATATGCCCCCTCCCACGTTCTTGACTATCTTGCCTATGTCTCCAAATGCCATTATATGGTTGCTTTCCTTTGTAAAATTTCGTATACTTTAACTATATTTATAGGCATTATTTTAGGCGCACTTAATTCACCATACGACACGAATCAACACAATATAAAGAGAACAAATTATGAAGAGAGTCAAGTACCTAAACAACCGAGATCTACTGGCACAGATACACGCCAGCAAAAACACCTACTGCTCATACGTCGCACCCGAGGACGCACAGTATGACCTCATAGTGCCCAACCTAAAGAAGGTCAACGCCAGTGCGGTGGCGCAGGCACGTAAGGCCAAGGCCAAGCGTTTGACACAGGAAGCGTGGGAAGAGGCCAAAGCGGCGGGACTTAAAAAGATAAAATTAGTGGACTACACTGTCAGTCCTAGGAAAATTGAAAAAACGGATCTGGTGTTCAGGGTCATGATGTTTGATCACGTGCCCATGGACGACGAGAGAAAGAAGAATCCCAAGACCACGGCGGATCATCACAGCAAGGTGAACTTCCCTCCGTTCCAGCACTACAAGTTTGACAAAAACGGCAAACTGGTGTGCGTGGGCAAAAGCCACTGGGTGGGCGGAATGAGCAACGGTCATTTCTCTGCCGACCATGGCAAGATGACCAACCAACTGGCCATGATGTACATGAAACTTTGTGAGAGATATGGTACCAGGGCCAACTGGAGAGGATACACCTACAATGACGAGATGCAATCACAGGCGTTGATGCAATTGAGTCAGATAGGACTACAGTTTGACGAATCAAAGTCCGACAACCCATTCGCATACTACACGGCCGCAATCACAAACAGTTTCACGAGGATACTGAACATTGAGAAAAAGAACCAAGCGATCAGGGACGACCTGTTGGAGTTCAACGGCATGATGCCCAGTTTCACGAGACAGAATGAGAATGAGACCGCAGGACCGTCATACCAGAAGAGAATGAAGACCGCACACGGTGATGTGCATGAGGTCAACAAGACCACCTTAAAGAAGTTAAACAAGACTTTAAAGAAAAAAGGCAAACTGGACTCTGATGATTTTGACGACGTGCAATTCAAAAACAAGATAGACATGACCAATCATAAACCCGTAGTCAAGAAGAAATGGTAAAAATATGTTTTTCAAAAAGGTAGCCTGTTTCACGGACATACACTTCGGACTCAAAGGCAACAGTCGTATACACAACGATGACTGTGAGGAGTTCGTCAAGTGGTTCATAGCACAGGCAAAGGCAGAAGGTTGTGAGACTTGCATATTCCTTGGCGACTGGCACCATCACAGATCAGCAACAAACGTTTCCACGATGAACTACACAGTTTCCAACATGGAGAGACTGGGTGCGGCATTCGAGAAAGTGTACGTGATAATGGGCAATCATGACCTGTACTACAGAGACAAGAGAGAAATCAATTCCATGGAGTACATCAGGAACATTCCAAACATACACATTGTCAACGAATGGCTAGTGGAGGATGATGTTGCCATACTTCCATGGATCGTGGAAGACGAATGGAAGAAGATCGAAAAGATGAAACAGAAATACGTGTTCGGACACTTCGAACTGCCGTACTTCAAGATGAACGCCATGGTAGAGATGCCTGACGTGGGCGGAATACAAACTGATCACTTCGCAGGATGTGGCAAGGTGTTCTCAGGACACTTCCACAAGAGGCAGTACATGAAGAATGTCACATACATGGGCAACGCCTTCCCACACAACTACGCAGATGCCTGGGATGACGACAGGGGCATGATGATACTGGAATACGGAGGGGAACCTAAGTTCGTCAACTGGCCAGACATGCCAAGGTACATCACGATAAAAGTTTCAGAACTATTGGAAGATCCAGACAAGTATCTCAAACCAAAGATGTATGTGAGGGTCACACTTGATATAAAAATTTCATACGAGGAAGCAAACTTCGTGAGGGAAACATTCATAGACAAGTATCAACTGAGGGAACTACAACTGATCCCGGAACAGGTGGACAACGCACAGCAACCATTGGTGGAAGTGCAGAAGTTTGACAGCGTGGATCAGATCGTAATCAAACAGTTACAGGGTGTGGACTCAGAAGTCTATGACAAAAACGTACTAACAGCAATTTACAACGACCTGGATGTTACAAGTTAGCAATATAAAAATAAAACTGATGGACAATGCACTGGCAAGGAAATGGCTGGAACTTTATCAGAGCCTCGATATCGCTCCAGATCAAATAATACACAACACCGGGATCAGCGACGGCGACTTTGCCAACAAAATAAAAGAAGCAAATAGACTATTTGGTTTTGATTGGCCCACCAATCCAAGCACTCAAGCAGATTACAACATGATGCACAAGGACATAGAAACTGCACCAAAAGACAAGGCTGACCTTTTGCAAAGTATACACAACGACCTGCACGTCAAGGAATCCCATGGCAGTGAAGCAAGTCACATCCAAATTGTGTGGTCCGAGAGCCTTGGACAGTTTTATAAAAAGAAGCCAATATCGATCGATATGCCAGACGACGCAGAATCCTTCAAAAAGTCAATCAACCATGGCGACGTGTATCTAGGATATCCACATGTTGGAAAATCACCGGAAGTGTGCATGTTGCAGAATGACATCAGTGACTTGCCGCAGACCTGCAGGATACACAATAAAATTGTTTGTGACGTTTTGATAAGCCTTAGCAATCAAACCTGTAACACCGATGATGACCTTCTTTCGTGGTATGAAGAAAATAAAATCACTATGTTTACCAAGGAAGAGATGTTAAAATATAATGGCTGGGCCAAAATTGGAGAAGTTGTAAACAAAGACGATTTGCAAAGCATAGATAAGGAAAATTTAAAAATAAGTTATGCCAACGATTAGTAAAAAGAAATTGATAAAAGTTTTGAAAGGTGACTTCGAGGAACCTGTAACTAAACAATCACTTTTGGACCAACTTGCAAAACCTGTAACACAGGAGGAGTGGTTGAAAGGATATAAGAGATGGGTTGAACAACACACACTTTCAACTCCTCCGGAAGTTTATGAGGCAATAGAGAACGTAGGCAAAAAGAAACGTAGGAAAAAGAATGTTAACGATTAAGGAAATAACAGTCAAGAACTTCATGAGTGTGGGCAACCAGGCCCAAGCCATAGACTTCTCCAATAAAAGCCTAGTGCTTGTTATCGGTGAGAACATGGACCTAGGTGGTGATGACGCGGGTGCCAGGAACGGTACCGGTAAGACTACTATCATCAATGCATTGAGTTATGTGTTTTTTGGCGAAGCACTAACAAACATTAGAAGAGACAACCTTGTAAACAAGACCAACGAGAAAGGCATGTTGGTCAGTGTTAAGTTTGTGAAAAACGGAATAACCTACACAATCGAGAGAGGACGTAAACCGCAGATATTTAGATTCTATGCCAATGACATAGAACAAAAAACAGAGAGCAACGAAGCACAAGGTGAAAACAGAGAAACACAAGTGGAAATAAACAAACTGATGGGTATGACCCATTCCATGTTCAAGAACATAATTGCACTTAACACGTACACACAACCGTTCCTTTCCACCAAACAGGCAGAACAGAGAGAAATAATAGAACAACTGCTGGGTATAACACTACTCTCACAGAAAGCAGACCTGTTGAAAGAAAAACAAAAGGCAACAAAACAAATGCTCACGGAAGAGAAGATGCGTATAGACGCTAAAGTTGCCTCGAATGAAAAGATACAGGAGTCGATAGAAAGTTTGAAAATAAGATCAAACGCTTGGGTAAGTCAGAAAGATGAAGACATAAAAAGTTTCAAAGAAGCGATTGCAGAACTGGAAAAAGTGGACAGTGAAATCGAGATAGAGAAACACAAGAAACTACAGAAGAGGAATGAACTACAGACCATGCTGAGGAGCCTCGAGAAGGAGAAAGCGTATCATGAGGATTCCCTGACAAAAGCGGAAAGCACTGTGACAAAGACAAATACAGATCTCGAATACGCGGAACAACAGAAATGTCCAACGTGCGAACAGGAACTGCACGACGACAAGCACACGCACCTCGTGGACAGACTCAAAGTGCAACTGACAGAATCCACTGACTACGTGACGAAACTGAAATCAGATCTTGCGAAAATACAAGAAGGCATAGATGAGGTGGGAGATCTCGGACAGGTACCTGAGACGTATTATGACACCATAGACGAGGCGTACAATCACAAGGGCTCGTTACAGGACCTAAAGAGACAGTTGGAACAGACAGAGAAAAAAGAAGACACTTACGCAGAACAGATAGCAGAGATGACCAAGTCCGCGATACAGGAAGTGGACTACGAGAAGGCCAACGAGCTGGAGGACCTGCACAGGCACCAGGAGTTCTTGTACAAATTGCTGACAGCGAAAGACTCGTTCATAAGGACAAGAATCATAGAACAGAACTTGACATACCTGAACCAACGATTGGCATACTTCCTGGGTAAGGTAAAACTACCACACACAGTCACTTTCCAATCAGACCTAAGTGTGCGTATCGAGGAACTGGGCAGGGAACTGGACTTCGATAATTTAAGTAGGGGCGAAAGAAACAGATTGATCCTGAGTCTGAGTTGGGCATTCAGAGATGTGTGGGAGAGCCTTTATCAACAGATCAACTTGCTGTTCATTGACGAGCTTGTAGACGCAGGCATGGATATATCCGGTGTTGAGAGTTCAATGGCGGTGTTGAAGGACATGAGCAGGACACAGAAGAAAAACATATTTTTGATATCCCACAAGGACGAATTAGTGAGTAGGGTGAACAGTGTGCTGAAAGTTGTAAAAGAGAATGGCTTCACAAATTATGCAAACGACGTTGATATCATCGTATAATTATACATTATGTCATCGCCCTTAAAAGTAGTTATTACCACTATACCTTTTATTGACTGGAATACCCCGATAAGTTCTCCAGCGTACCTCAGTGCCCTACTAAACAATCACGGCGTGGATTGTGTTGGTCTTGATCTTAACATAGAAATATACAACAAAATAAAAAATGATCCACTAAGAAATCTCTATCTGGATTTCTTTTACCATCAAAAAATAGATGCAAAAATTTACAAGTCGTTGTCAGACATGCTGTATCATTATGCGAAAAAAATATTGGAACACCGACCAACACACATAGGTTTGAGTCTTTTCACCCATGACAGCCAAGTGTTTACTGTATGGCTGTGTCACTTGTTACAAAAGATCGCTCCCAAAATTAAAATCATAATCGGAGGACCCGGCCTGTACACACTGTCACAGAAAAAGAACGTCAGTTTTCCCGAAAGCCTCAGATCCTCAGGTTTAATAGATCACTTCATCGTTGGCGATGTCACTAGCAATCTAATCGCCTATTTCAAGGAGGGTATCAAAGAATCTAATATGAATGTAGTTGCACAACAGGATCTAGAATTTCATAACATCGTTACCCCAAATTATGACCACTATGATTTTTTCAACTACGAACACAAACGACTTCCAATCGTTGACAGCAGAGGATGTGTGCAGAAATGTGAGTTCTGCGACGTGATCGAATTTTGGAAGAAATTCCAATACCTGTCGGCACAAAATGTGTTTTCACAAATGCAGGAACTTATAGAAAAATACAACATATATCGTTTCGATTTTGCCAGCAGTATTTCAAACGGTAACCTAGTCGAATTTACGAAACTTATAAGGATGATTGCACAATATAACAGAGGCAAGGTCTTCAGTAAACAAATACACTGGAATGGAAATTTTATAATCAGGAAAAAAGGAAGGCACACGGACTTACTTTTCAATGACATAAAAGAGAGTAACGGAAGATTAATATGTGGCGTTGAAAGTCTAAGTTCTACCGCAAGAATAAAATTAGGCAAAAACTTTACCAACGAAGATCTCGATGATCACTTAGTGCAGTGTAAGGCACATGGCGTACAGATCGATCTGCTGATGATCGCGGCCTACCATACCGAGACACAAGAAGACTATGCAGATGCTTTACAGTGGTTCGAAACACACAAGAATTACGCAGGGTCTGTAATCACACGTGTCCAGATGACACTGTTGGGAATATTAGACGGTACAAAACTTTCACGTGATGTAGATCTAAAACGATTCAACGATGGTCGTGAAGCCCGTGAGGTACACGCAAACAAACTTTATGAAAAGGCAAAACAATGTGGTTTCCACGTAGACAAATTTTGGTAGAGGTTTTCCTACAGCACTCAGGAAAATTTAAAAATAGTGATCCAAAGGTGTTTTGTAAATCGGGACTAGAATCGTTGGTAAGTTCTAACGCCGAAGGCAACCTACAAAGGTTATCGATCGAGGTCGAAGCACCTGATCAATTTCTGATAGACGCCACCAACACAGAGTCCACCGAGTGCCATATATCCAAAGTGACCATGGACGGTATTGAAATCAATACAGAAAACATGCAAAAAGTTTTTAAAATTGCTATCAATAAAAATAATTTGCCAGTATCATTTGATAACGTACAAAATTACCAAATAAAAGTCGGCGACAGATTGTCGAAACACTCTTATATGCTGTTTGACATATGGGCAAATGATTCTATAACTTATTTGCTATCAATTGGTAATAAAATAAATTGGTAAAGCGACTGTTTTTCCGAAGAGAATGGCGCCTAGAATACGCAAATTACGTAGAAATCATGGTGTAATCTTACCTAATACGTTTCCTGTAGAATATAGTTGTTGTGCTTTATCCTTTACAACATAAAAGAACATAGACGGTTCAAGATCTAATTTGTTGCAAATTTTGGTCACTGTGTCATCGTATTTTTCCCAACCATAATCACGCGGAATATTGTCAATCATGTATGAACCACAAGCAGTGGTCAGTTCGTTGTACTTTCGTTGGGAACTGATGAGAGTGCATGAGTCCATGCTTCTTTGCCTGGACCATCTCAACCCTATTCTGTTCCACGTCAAGTTGTACTTAGACATACTCATCGCGAATGATTTAATATTAGGATGATCAAAATCAAAGTTAAAACCTTTTGCGGCTACCATCCAAGCGGCGTCGATATGGATATCGATTTTTTTCTCTTCGCATTCTTTTAAGACATCTTGCCATTCTGGTCTATCTCCGTAATAATAATTTGGCAATGATACTATCAAAGGTACCCCAGGTTTAAGTTGTCCCGGATTTGTTGGTTGTTTTCCCATCAAACGATAGTAAGCGTAATCTCTATCAAGCACTTGTATGTTCCACTTATTTTTACTTGCAAGACTTTCTATGAAGTGTGTGCAACCCATAATGATATCAACACAAGGAAAACTGTCCCAGCCATGTAGATCATTTAATTTGGTTGACTTGAACCATTCGCTGGCCTTGGCAACAAAGTCATCGTGTGAGATGGATTTCTGTGGATTATCGTACCATTCCTGCTTAAGACCGATTAGATGTTTGTCTTCTAAAGGCAATAATTTTTTATCGAGGTGTTCTAATTGCAAACTACCTATACCTGACATACACACTCTTTCTTGTTCCTTTTGTAACTTCGCCTGCAGGTCCGTGCCTGCTGTCTTTGGTGTTCAACAAAGCATATCCTGTGTTCGATTCGTACTGAAAAGTTTTCAATGCATTATTATCATCATCAAATAAGGACGTGCCTATGTTATCATCACCCAAATAAATTTGAACTGCAAGTTTTATCCTAGAATCATCGATGTGTGGCCCCATGTAATATCCTATATTATCCAGCCATATGTCAACACTTTCAAATTTCAAATCAGTATTAAATTTTTTTTCCAATGTCTTTGTAATTGGTCTGTGCATGAAAAGTATTTTCAATTTTTTAATGATCTCTTCTTTTTCGTCCACCCTACTCCTAGAACTTTTCTCCTGTTTTTCCAAGGGCACTAAATTTAATTTTCCAAGATTTTTCAATTGGTCTAACAGTCCTTTACCAAAGAAATCTCGGTATTCTTGGTAATACTTTCCATTTATATTGACCAAAGGTGCATTTTCTATTGACAAAACCACATCTTGTGTGCTTAAATTAAACATATGTTAATTAATTATATCGTACGAACATAGGAAGGAAAAAAATATGTCAAATGAAACACATGACGCTATCATGACAGCGATTCAAACTTACTCAGAAGAGAATGGGAAGTTTGTTGATAAGGGTGTAAAAGCCTCTGCAACAAGGGCCAGAAAGGCCTTGGCAGAATTATCGAAACTGATCAAAGCGAGAAGAAAAGAAATTCAAGAAGTTAAGAACGCGGCCAAGACAGCGGCGTAATCGATCAATTGAATTGCAATTCTAAATAGCCTCCGGCTTTACTTGTCGGAGGTTTTTTTATGACTTGAGGATTCCCTTGCCATGCACCCTCACTCGGATGTGGCCATTATAATAATCATTAGTTTCCAGGACCTTACGTGCAAACTGTTCACGTGCTTCCACGTATGACAGTTCCGCCTTGGACTTACAGTAGAAAAGTATTTCCCTCGTGAATTTGTCTTTTCCAAGTTTGTTTACATCAATTGTGAGATCATCACTTGATCCGTAGTAGTCCTGCCAGTCTGAATCCACTTTGTACCTACGCTTGTTCTTTCTGCCTTTGAGTGGTGGTCTAGATCTTTTGAATCTCGCCAGTTTCTTACCTATGTACATCCTGCCGTTGGTTGTGTTTGTTATGAGATAAACAAATCCCACAACATCCTCCGGCATCGTGGTAATTTCATTTCCTTGGTACATCCAATGCATGATGGTATTTAAAGCCAAAAAGATTGACCTAAAAAGAAAACTCATATAAACAAGTGCGATAGGCAAACAAAACTTCTCAAAAATTTCCAACAGGCAAACATAGCATCGCAACCAGTGAGCAAGGAAATGCGGCTAACAAGCGACAGGTGAATCCTTAGATGCACACAGCAAAAAATGATGGGGCTCTTAGAAAAAGTTAATCCCCAGGTCTGCCAAGAACTATTATACAGGGGTTTGGTGGGCTCGCGTTGTAATGAATGAGCAAATGGGTACAGCACAACCGCCCAACTACGGTAGCGATGTATAGTGACTGCGAACTCACCACAGGGTTCAAGTCGGTTCGGCTAGAAATAGCCGAATTGTGACTGCTCATCTACCACAGGGCACGCAATATGCGTACACCGTTTATTTTTCACTTTGCGTAAGCGTAAATTAAGAAACGAAACGAGCGTAAGCGAAGTTTCAGATGGCGTAAGCCGTCTCTGACGATCCATTAAGTACTGCACAATGGAACTAATCTTCGATCACACACTGGGCAAACAGGAACACCAGGACATCGTGATATGCCGACCCATGGCCATAGTGGACATCGACGAGGAACACGAGGCGTTGGACCATGGATGGTTGGCGCTGGACCACCCGGTCATGAACCGTGAGGTTTTCTACCAATCACGTAGCACACGCATAAACCTGGACCTGTACAAGCCACGATACAAACGACACGAGTACCAGGGCGACGAGATCGGCGTGAAAATAATAGACGCATCCGAGATGGTGAAACTGTTGGGACTGCCGCACATCTACAAGCAATACATGGAGAGAAAAAAATTTACGCAGGACTACGACCCATTCGCACACTACCACCCACGTGACCAGTTCATGATATTCTACACAGGATCCGCTGACAACATCATCGGGTTCACCAAACAGAAGCGTTACCGTTGGGAGGCGGAGCACTACAGCACCATAGACAGTTATGACTCCAAGGACCTGCACGGCCTGGAGAGCGTGTTGCACGCCAACACGGTGCCCATATCGGAAGTGACGCTGGACATGGAGATAGAGTGGGCCGCCAACAACTACGTCAGTTACTTCTACATGGGATCGGGATATGAGACCTCATCGGAGTACAAGGCCAACTACCGGGGATTCGAGTGGTGGACGGGCACGGAGTGGAGCCGCAACAAGAAGCAGTACCGTAGGTTGTGTAAGAGGGACTCTAGGATCGAGTCTTTGCGGGATCTCGGAAACCTTTCACTGATTCCAGATAAGTCTTAGACCAATTTTTATAGTAGGGACCGGCCTCCAACATCTCGGAATACCTGTTCAGTTTGCTCAGTCTCTGTGCCAGGAACAGTATGTAATGACCGTTGTTGAGTTTGACCGTTTTTACCTTCTCAGAAATTTTGGGATGGTCCTCCAGCACCACCACATCACGGGGCATGAATGCCTGGTTCAACCTGTCAGCGATAGCCACGGTCTCCTTGGCCGTGTACTGGTCCGGTTCCGCTATGATCACTAACACGTCCTTCTTGTCAAAGTCGAAGTCCCAGATGTGTGTGAATATGGTGCCGAACTCACCTATGCCGTCAAGTTCTAAAAATTTTACCTTGCCATCCACTATGGCCTTCTGTGCGTATGGACACGGTGGCAGGTCGCCGAATATGGGATTGGGTTTCGTTACGAAATCCTTAATCCAAGTCCGTATCGTCTGTGTTGGTGTCTGTTTTTTGTGTCGAGTCGTCATGTATGTCCTTGATCTTCTCTAGTGCCTCATCTAGCAGTCGTGCCTTGGTGTCTAGTTTGGCCTTGAGTTCCGCTATCTCCTTGTTCTGCTCACCTATCTTTTGTCCACAACTGTGGACGTCCTGTTCTCTGTGTTCCAGTTTGATCAACATCTGCTTCATCCGGCTCTCTTTGGATTTCATTTTATCCAGAGTGTCATCACGGTCTTTTGTGATTTCTGCGAGTTCGGCTTTTAGTTCCTTGACTAGGTCTTTGTCGGACATATGTAAGTGTTAATTATCTGCATTTTGGAATACCATAATAGTATACTATATTCTAGAAGAAAGGTTGACCGCTTTTCTTGGTGGTCTCGAGATTGTCTTTTACCAGTTGTGCAATGATCTCACGTTCCGTTGGACTCAACCCCATGGCCTCCGAGTATGAAAGTCCGCCCCTCATGTACCAACTGATCTTTACCAATTCATGTTTCAATTCCTTTTGACCGTTCTCCATGTCCTTCAGGGTCTTGATGATGTCAGATTCCGATTGTGAAAGCAAGGTTATACGAAAAAATTTGATGTGTCGAAAGTTACGGGTACCTCGTAAGTTGCCGGTGCACCTTTCTTGATCTGGTCTTCGGTGGCTTTCAGTTTAAGTGGTTTCACCGCCCCTTGTCCACGCAGTTGTGTCAACTTGTCCTCTATCTCTTTTATTAAAATTGCGTTTGCATTTTCTACGAATTCTTTTATATGGGCAGGATCGGTTATCTCAGTCCCGTCGGTCATTGTGATGCTGTTAATGTTTTTCAAAAGTATAGATGCATTTAAATCTGTAAGGGTCTTAAAGGCATCGTTAAATCTCTTTGCTTTTTCCTCGTCTGACAGTTGTGAATCCTGAATCGCACTGTACATCTTCTGTTGTTGGAAAGTCTGTAGGGACGTTGATGTCATGTCATTGTATGTCAGAGGTCTGACAGTGATCTTCAAACCGTCTTTCAACACAATGTCACTGTTCACCTTCGTGGATCTCAACTGATCCAGTATTGCAGGAAGATTTACTGTGTGCGACACATTCTCGTTAGCACCCGGTACCGTGAAATTGATCTCCATGGTCTCACCGTAAGTGGCGATCCTTATGGCAACCAGTATAGTGTCCAAGTCATAACTTTTGATCTGCCATGCGTCCTTGATGTCTGGCACACAACTCTGTATCACGTCTACCACACCCTGGCCATTCATAAGTGCATCAGGTGTCTTGAATCTGATCTCATCCTTGGCCGTCATGGGCATCACGCCTAATTCACCGGTCTGTGCTGGTGTAATAACATGAGGTGGATAGTCGGTACCCGACGGTAACGACACGTATATGGCCGGCTGTCTGAAGTACTTGTTTAATGGGTTGTTATTTTCCGTCATTTTTTATTCTATAAATATACACTAACAGCGTATAGGTGTCAATATTTATATGCGTACAAAAAGGGCGAAAAACTAACCGTATGGACCAAGAATTAAGAGAACTACTGAAACAGGTAATCGACGACCCTAACATCCGTAAGGCCCGGGAGGAGGCCTACAAGCAAAAATTAAAAGAAACAAAGAACGGACTAGAAGCCAACAAACTTAAACTTAAAGAAATACAGGAACTGAGGAGAACCCTATCTCTTTATGTGAAAGATCAGGACAAGAGAAGAGAATTAATTGGGATCATTGACAAACAGATAGATTCCACAGAAAATCTAATTGACCAAAATGAGAAAATATTAGAAACTTCCAAGAAACTTGGAGACAGTTTCGTAGGATTAGGCAAAGCGGCATTTCGGGGAGAAGGATCCATTAGTGCATTCACAGACAATGTGAAAGGACTAGGACTTCTCGGTAACAGATTAGATGTTAATATCGAGACGTTTAGGCAACTGTCACAGTCGGGTGCTAACTTTGGACAGAGCATAGTTGAACTGAGGACGGCGGCGGCAAGTGCGGCACTGCCATTGGACGACTTCGCGGCCTTGGTTGCAAACAATTCACAGAACTTGGCGGCCCTGTTCGGATCAACAACTCAAGGTGCACAAGCCATTGCAAGATTAGGAGCACAGACCAGAGAACTTGGCATAGAAAGATTGGCTCCGTTGGGACTTACAGTTGATGAAATAAATGAAACTTTGCTATTGAACTTGGATTCGCAAAGAAGAACAGGAATACTTAACACACTGACTGATCAGCAAAGGACTCAAAGTGCTATAAATTTTGCGGAACAGTTAGACAGACTGGCAAAACTAACAGGACAACAAAGGGACGAACTTAGACAACAAATAGAACAACAACAATCGAATGAAAGATTTCAAGCGGCACTTCAGGGACAGACAGACGAGACACGTCAGAGGCTACAAGGATTTGCGGCAACAGTGGGAGGCATATCACCTCAGTTGGCAGAAGGCTTCCAAGACCTAATAGCAAACGCAGGTGTCCCGGTAACGGAATCCGCACTTGCACTCGTGCAAAACATTCCAGAGGCACAAAACATAATAAGAAGTCTAATTAACGGAACTGTTTCGGCAGAACAAGCCTTGGTCGGAATTAGAGATGCATCAGCATCAAGTATAGACAGATTTAGAAAAGCCACTGTCACAGGACAGGTAGAATTTTTATCACTGCAAGGTGGCATAATTGAATTGGGCAGAAGGGTAACTGACACAGGTGCGGTGTTCGACGAACAGAATAAATCGGCTACAAGTCTAGTCAAGAACCTGACAACATTCGAACAGGCGACGAAGGTCTTATCAAGCCAGTTCCAATCAATCGAGACGGGACTGCTACAGGCATTTGGACCATTGCTAGGAGGACTGGTGGGTGGCATACAAACTACATTCGGAGCCGGCGGAGCATTGGCAGTGGCCCTTGGAAAAGCACCGGGTCTGACCGCAGGATTAATCACGGCAGGATTGGCAGGCAAATATCTATTCACTGAAGCCAAGAACGTTGCCATAATCGCCGCTGGTACGGCCTTGGGACAAAGAGGAATGATAGGCAAGTTAGGTGGTTTAATGGGTGCAGGTAAAAAAGGTCTAGGTGTTGCAGGAAAAGGGCTAGGAGTTATAGGCGGCGGTACTGCACTATTAGGAGGGGCCACCCAGGCAGGTACGGCCGAAACAACAGAAGGAAAAATTGCAGGAATTGTTACAAGTGCAATAGGTGGAGCATTGACTGGTCTAGCCTTTGGTGGTATCCCAGGTGCTATTGCCGGCGGACTCGGGGGACTTGCTTTAGGAGGCGTGAGTGCTTTTGCAGGTGGAAAACAATTTGGTGGCGGCATGGATGAAGGTAAAACTTACCTGGTTGGTGAGAGAGGACCTGAAATGGTCACTTCTGGAACCAAATCAACAGTGACCTCAAACAACGATCTTAAGAGCACATTTGACACATCCGCACTGGAGACCAAGATGGCAAGCCTAGTCACAGAGATGAATAGTGCGAATAAGACTCTCACTAGTATGGTAAATGGCGTAAATACCCTTGTAGCAGTAGAATCCAGGGCCTTGAAAGCAGTTGAAACGACAGCACGTAAAGACCGTAACCAAGTTGGACTGGTTTAGGTTGCTAAAATGAATAAAAAAGTGTAATATAAAGCATGGCTTGGAAAAAATATTTTAAAGACGCAAACATGTCTCCCATCAGTGGAGAGAAGGTACCCAACTTCGCAAAAAGGAACTACAGTTCTTACTTGCCGGATGTGTACACAGGACACCCCAACAGGATACAGAGATACTTCCAGTATGACAGATGGATTCAGACTCGGAGATCAACGCGGCACTAGACATCCTGGCAGAATTCTCAACACAGAAGAACACAGAGAACGAAACTCCTTTTGATCTTGTGTTCAAGGACGAGACCACAGAACACGAAGTGAAACTTTTAAAGAAGGCTTTGCAACAATGGACGAAATCTAATCAGTTCAACAAGAGAATCTTCAGGATTTTCAGGAACGCACTGAAGTACGGAGATTGTTTCTTCGTCAGGGATCCGGAAACAAACAAATGGTTGTACATCGACAACGCCAAAGTTGACAGGATCGTTGTGAATGAGTCCGAGGGCAAGAAGCCTGAACAGTATGTGATCAGAGACATCAACCCTAACCTACAGAGATTATCAGCAACACAGATAACACCCAACCAAACGTACGGTGGCGGTGGAACAACCGGTGGTGGTACAGCGGCATATGGTTCAAGTTATGCCAATGCAGGTGCTACAAACAACATGTCGGGATTCGCAGGTGGAAACGCAGGTGGAAGATTCTACAAAACGATGAATGCGTACAACATAAACGCAGAGCACGTGATTCATATGTCAATGTCAGATGGATTAGACAACCTATTCCCATTTGGACAGTCAGTGTTGGAACAAGTTTTCAAAGTCTACAAACAGAAAGAACTATTAGAAGACGCAATCATAATCTACAGGGTACAGAGAGCACCTGAAAGAAGGGTATTCTACATTGACGTAGGTAACATGCCTACACACTTGGCGATGCAGTTCGTCGAGAGAGTCAAAAACGAAATAAACCAAAGAAGAATTCCGAGTGCATCGGGGGGAGCAAACTTCATAGATGCAACATACAACCCAATGTCAATAAACGAAGATTACTTCTTCCCACAGACAGCAGAA